TTCGGGCAAGCCTATGATGGTGCTTAACACCATAGTGGCTAAACAGCTTATCGATTTCAAAAAAGAAGTAGATAGCCTAATAGAGGGCGGAATGAAGAAAGAAGATGCTATCTTTAGGGTATTGCGGGCTTATGTGAAGAGCTCTAAGGCTATCCGTTTTGAAGGCGATGGTTATAGCAAGGCGTGGGAAGAAGAGGCTGCCCGTAGAGGACTTTCTAATCATAAGACTACCCCTGAAGCGCTAAGAGAAAACATCACTGATAAAGCCATCGCCCTCTTTGAAGGAATGGGGGTACTGAGCAAAGTAGAGCTTATTGCCCGTTATGAAATCGCCCTTGAGGAATACGTAAAGACAGTGCAGATAGAGTCGCGTGTATTGGGTGATATTGCGCGTAACCACGTGGTACCTACTGCCGTGCGCTACCAAAATACGCTGATAGAAAACGTGCGTGGGCTTAAAGAGATTTTTGGTGATGCTTATCAGGAAGTGGCTTCAGAGCAAATAGAGCTTATTAGGCATATTTCTGAGCACATCAAGTTGATACACAGCACTACGATAAGCTGTCAGAGATTGCATCGAATATAAAGAAAAAGTATTTGAGTAATGGCTAACATACCTATTGAAGCTGGAGGTGGTGGAATATCAATCACACCACGCCAGCTCATCACTCAGTGGCAACATAAACCTCATATGTTTCAGGTGAATGTGTGGAATTTTGAAGTGAAAGCTGGTAAGGCTGCGCAAGATATTTTCAGAAAGTCATTTGATATGAAGCGATTTAATGACGATAATAGTACTGCTTGGAACCCACGTTCACCAAGAACCCGTGGTAGTCATCCATTAATGGTACAAACTTCATCATTAAAAAACTCTATCAAGTGGAAACATATGGACCAACGTGGATCTGGAGATGGTGGTGTGACGATTTATACCGACCCTAATGGTTTTGCAAATACCGCAAAGCATCGTGGGTTTTGTTATGCAGAAATCCACAACTCCCCAAATAGCAGTGTGCGTAGAGGTCGTATAAGAAATATGCCACAACGCCAATTCATGGGTGACTCCAGTGTATTGGACGACGAGTTAGATAAACTATCAGCAATGATTTTCAAAGGATTCCCATTGTAATGATTGTAGAAAAAAAGAATAAGAAAGTAGAAGAGTCTCAACAGTCACAACCTACGACTAAAGAGCGTGAACGTACCCCGATTGAAGTTGCAGTAGAGTCTAATCCTATGACAGACGCTTATCATGCTGTCAAGAAAATTTTGCTTTCCATCAAGGAAGACCCAAGCGACCCTGATAGTCCACCATATTTTAAGACTATCAAATTAGACAACGGTCAGTTGGCTCGTATTAAAGGCTCAAAATTGAATGAAGAGTATGGTATTGCCTTCCCTGCGGTATTTATTCATTATATCAACATCTACAATAATGTTGGTACATCGAGTATCGCAGAATCTAAGGGTACTATGCGTATTCATTATGTGCTAAACCGATTGAATAACAGTGATGATGATACCGAAACGGAAGGTTTTGATATTTACAAGAAGATTGTTTCCGCAATTGAGCGCAAGAAAGGCAATTTTCCACCATTGGTATCACACTTCCAGTTATCATACTGGGATCAGCCATTATCTTTTGACGACGGCTTACAACCTTATTGGATTGATTATCAGATTTGGTTCAGAGACTATAGTGCATACGCATATAAGGATTATACAGATGTTTATTTAACAGAACCCCCATTCACTCAGCCAAGTGACCAAAATGAGATTGCAAATCCTGAACGAATACCGAATTGGCAAGGCCCATATTTTGAGGACGTAGCCCGTTTTGAGAAATTCGATTAGCGGCTTAACCTTTTTTTAAATAAGTTAAACTATTCTTTCACAAACAAATATAGCAATGGATATTAACAATTTTAAACACGTTGTTGGTCAAGCCAAACAAGACGAACCAGCAATTATTCGCTTCTTTGGTGGAGTGGATAAATTGTCGGTAGAGAGCTTCAAAGAGGAGTTCTTGTTTCTACAAGACTACGTGAAGCCTTCTAAGATTATTATTATGATTAATTCTGAAGGCGGTAGCGTGATGTATGGCATGACCATTTTCTCTCTTATCCAGGCGTGCCCCCTCGAGACTGATTGCGTTATCGAGGGAATTGCTGCCAGCATGGGTAGTGTTATTTGGGCAGCTGGAGATAATTTATTTATGCACGACTACTCGTTGCTGATGATCCATAACCCCTTCTCTCTCAATTATAAAGAGAATATGGATGACAACACTAAGCAGATGATAGATGCTTTCAAACATCAACTTGCCACCATTTATCGTAAGCGTTTTGGGATGACCAAAGAGCAGGTAGAGAACATTATGAATGGTGAAGGCGATGCAGATGGTACCTTCTTTACTGCTCAAAGTGCTGTTGAAGCTGGATTCATCGACAAGGACCATGTGTTGAAAACATCTAAGGTAGTCCGTGATAAGGTAAAGAGTCAGATTGATGGTGTAGAAAACAAAGTAGACTTGCGAAACATCATGTCTGGCATTTGTGCTGAGCTGGATGAAAATAAACTTGCAAAAGTAGTATCAGCTATTCATAAACAAAATGATACAACAATTATTAACCAACCAAAAGTAAAGGAAATGAACGAAAATGAGACTTTCGGTGCGATTTCCGCACTACTTGGACTTTCTACCGATGTTCAGATGCCAGGCATTTCAGCCCGTATCAGTGAGCTGGTGAAAGCTGAAGGTGAGATGAAGGCAATTCAGTCTAAATACACCGAGCTTGAAATACAGTTTAAGGGTAAGGAGGCAGAGATTGCTAATCTGAGTACCGAATTAGATAGTGTGAAAGCAGAGCTGAAAGAGTATCAAGACGCTGAGAGTAAAGCGTTTGAAGCTAAGATTGAAGCTACAATTAACGCAGCTATCAATGCTGGTAAAATTGAGAACAGTGCTAAAGAGGCTTGGGTGAAGATGGCTAATGCTGACTTCGCTACTGTAGAAGCTACCCTTGCATCTATCCCTGCCCGTGAGAATATTGGTGCCACTATTGCAAATGACCCTGAGAATGTCGCTAAGACTGAAGAAGCTCTTAAGGACGCAGAGGCAAAAATGCAAGAGAAAGTGGCTAAGGTGCTCGGAAAGAAAGTTGAATTTGGAAAATTCTAAAAACAAATACCGATAAATGGCAACAATTAATTTTGCAGCTAACGGTTACAGTGGCGAGGTTCTTGAGGACCTACTCGTGTACACCGTGCATGGTAATGACACCTACGAACAGGGTCTTATCCACATCAAACCTGGTGTTCAGAAGAAACTTACTCTTCCTCACATCCAGTTAGGTCAAATTATTCAAGACAACAAACCTACCCCTACTGCACCTACTTCTTCTACTGGTATCAGTAGCGACAGTTCTGGCGAGTACTCTAACAGTGAACGTTACTTGGAACCTCAAGACTTCATGGTATATTTGGAGTTCAATCCTCGTGACTTTGAAGAGTACTGGCGTCCATTCCAACCAGAAGGTCCACTTGTATTCCGTGAGTTAGCTCCTGAAGTACAAAGCACTATGCTTCGTCTTCTCATCGACCGTAAAGATCAGTACATCAACGACTGTATCTGGAGTGGTAAGAAGGGCGGCGTAAGTTCTACTATTACTAAGCCTACTAACGCAACAGACCTTGGTGGTGCTTCTGCCGCAGGTCCTATGAAGTACTTTGATGGTGCGCTTGCTCGTGTTCTTGCGAACATTGCTACCACTGCTTCTGCAAACGAAAAGGCTTCAGGTCAGGTAGTGGTTGCTGGTAACACTGAACTTACTACTGGTGAACAGGTTGAAAAAGCACTCTATGCTATGTGGTTGAAGTGTCCTAAAGGCGTACGTAAGAGCCGTGACCTTAAGTTCGTTATGAACTGGGAACAATGGGATCTTTACGATCAATACATATCAAGCAAGGATTTCAAATACACAGAGAACGCTGACGTTAACAAGCGTCGTTTCAAGGGTAAAGAAATCGTGATCATCGATGGTGTGCCTGAAAGCACAATCTTCCTCGGTAAGTTCACTAAGGGTGTAGACTCTTGCTTGTGGATGGCTGTTGACTACGCTACAGACGAAGACAGCATTAAGATAGAGAGACTTCAGGCTAATTCTGAACTCTACTTCTTCCAAATGCGCATGAAGATGGACGTCAACATCGTTCGCCCTGGCGAGATAGTTGTTTGGTCTGCTTACAAGAACGCCTAAGTGAGTGTACAATTAATTAAACAATAACCTGGGGAGTGGGAGCAAGACTCCGCTCCCCTTTTATATTAAATCAATATGGCTCGAATTAAGAACGAAGAAGAAAACAAAGTCAATGGAGTTCCCGAAGTAGTAACTGGAGAAACACAAATTGAAAACCCAGAAACAACTGAGAACCCAGAAACAGTTGAAAATCCTAAAACAACTGAGAACCCAGAAACAACTGAGAACCCTGAAACAGTTGAAAATCCTAAAACAACTGAGAACCCTGAAACAACTGAGAATCCAGAAACAGGGGGTGAGGTAGAAAAAACAGAGACAGGGGCTGTTGAGCCTACGGATGCTGGCATCCTAAAAACTCTCAAATGCTTTCCTGAGCTTGACGAAGCATATGTTGACGCTGTCGGAAGTGTGTTCACTAAGGACACTCCAGTCGATTTGGTTGGCAGAGCCGTTCTCTACAAGAATCCGTACTTTAACAAATAAATTCCAATACAATGGCATTAGGAAATGTATTTATGACAGACACAGACGGTAATATTGGTGGACACACACCTACCAGTACCGAAAAGTTCTGTGGCCTACTCTTCGATATTTCTGGCCAACCTGATTTCTGGACTAAAGGACAGGGACAGGCAGCCGCTGATCATCTGAAGAACACCGTAGTTGAGTTGAACTCATACAAAGACGCCGCAAAGGTTGGCATCGTACCTTACACTGGTACTGCTGATAGTAGTGGTGTTTCAACTGACTTGCTTGGTGGTATTCCTGATTTCCATATCAAGCAATTCTTCTCTAAGTCTGGTGGCACAGGTCGCTTATTTGTGGCCTTTGCTGACTGTAGTAAAGATTGGAACGCTGTACTTGATATGCAACGTGCTTCAGGTGGTATCATCAATCAGTTTGGTGTATGGACTGAGCAACCTTTGTGGAAAAACATGGACACTTCTGCTCAAACCTATTCTATTAACCTTGTTGGAGACTTGAACTCAGTATTTAGCCAAATGGCTAACGACTATTTCGCTCCTGCAAGTTTGCTTCTTTCTGCTAACAGTAGTAAAGTAAAGACCGCTTCAGGTGATGAAAACAAGGTTGTATTCAGTAAGATTCCAAGCTGTATCGTTGGTGCTCGTTATGTGACAGTACTACTTGGTCAGTCTATGGACACTACTGTAAAGGCTATGCAAGCATCTCTTAAAAGCACAACTCCTGTTGGTACTGTTGGTCTTTTGCTTGGTTGCCTCTCTACAGCTTCTGTAGGTGAGAGCTTTGCATGGGTACAAAAGTTCGATCTTGCCAGCCATGTTGCAGGTATCGAGATGGGATTCGGTGACTCAACTATCGAGAACAATATGTTAAAGAACACAACTGCTTACACCGCTTTGACTAAGGCACAAGCTGATGAGTTGAGCGATAAGGGTTATGTGTTCTTGCGTACTTACGAAGGTTTGGAAGGCCATGTGTATTACACTAAGGATCGTACTTGTTCTGATGGTGACTACTGCACTGTTGCACGTAACCGTACCATCAACAAGAGTCGTCGTATCACTCGTGCTGCTCTCCTACCTTATGTTAACTCTCCAGTGAAAGTCGACCCTGCTAAGGGACAGCTCTCTGCTGGTCAAATTACTGAGTACACTAACCTTATCACTTATGGCCTTAAAGCTATGGAGACTGCTGGTGAGATTAGCGGCGTAGGAACTATCACAGTACCTGCTACCCAAAATGTACTCCGCAACAAGAAACTATTGTTCTCTTACACACTTGTTCCTCTTGGTAGCGCAGAGTCAATCGAGGTAACCGAAGGACTTGTTGTATCACGTTAAAAATTATAAGTAATGGCAACAATCAATAACGTAGCTTATTCTTGGTCTATGATTCAGTTGACTTCAAGTAGTCTTACTGGAACTTCTGACCCAAACCCTCATGTTCTTGTGGGCGTAAGTGCTATTGAATGGAACACAAAGCAAAACATCCAGACTAACTACGGTCTTGGTGGTAAAGGTGTAAACCGTGGCTTTGGTAACATCGAGCACTCTGCGAAGATTACGATGGACTACAACACCCAGCTTCAGTTGAGAGGCGGTTTGTCAAGTCTTCGTGCAATTGGTGAGTTTGACTTGGTTATTTCTTACGCAAACCCTGTTGGTGAGAATATCAGCTTAACAGACCTGACTACTGAGACCGTAACCCTAAAGGGCTGTGTGTTTAGTGAGGATGGTATGGACGCTAAGCAGGATGACACCAACCTAACTAAAGAGTTTGAGCTGAATCCGTTTGATATTATCATCAATACGGTGTAGACTATCAAAAGAACATTTAATTAACACCTCTGGGCGAGCAGATTTTCTGTTCGCCTTATTTTTTTATGTGATTTTACAAACCGACAGAAATACGATGTTCTATTCCTTTATAGTACGAACTATATAATTTTATAGATATGAACGAAAATGAAAACATGGTTTCAACCGAGCTTCAGAAGCAGGTTGATGAAAAGATCAAGGAACTGAAAGCAGCAGACCCTAAACTAAAAAAGGTATATGCTGTAGTTGTAGACGGCGATGAGTACGATGAAAAAGAAGTTTATATAGGCTATTTCAAGCGTCCTACATTTGCTGCATTCTCTAAATTCTTGACCATCTCTCAGAAAGCCGACAATGCCGTTGCGATGCGTGGTCTTGCTAAGGATTGTTTTGTTGCTGGAGACAAGGAATTAGTAGATGACGACGACATCTTCCTCTTCGGTACAATGGCTCAGCTCGGTAACATTATCGAGGTACGTCACGGACAGCTTGTAAATTTATCGAAACCTGGGAAGTAAAGAAAGATGACCATTTCCGTCAAGGATTAATTTTCATTCGACATTATTTTCCAGGTGTAGACATAGAGACTTTGAGTGACGAAGAATTTGCGCAGATATTTAATGATGCGCAGTGGCTTCATTCTCAGCAAGTCATCACACAACAAGCAAATGCACTTGGTATGATTTCGTAACTTGTTTAACCCTCATTGCCGTTTTTGGTGATGAGGGTATTTTTTATTAACCGAGAGCCTACCAAAAGCTCTATTCTTCAAAAAAGAATATTAGTTGAAATGGCACAGAATTATACTGTCAATTATAACATTAAAGTCAACTCGACGTCCGCAATACAAGCTATTGATAAGTTTGTAGCGTCAACCAATAAGTTGACTAAAACTGTGAGTGAAGTTGATAAGCTAACAGCCAGCTTAAAGCGACTCACCAAACAGTCATATAAACTAAATTTCAATGTTGGTAATGCGAATCGCAGTCTTGATTCTGTATTACATCGCTTGCGTGAGATAGACCGTCTTGCAAAGCGTAATCGTACCATTGCAATTAGTCAAAGTTCTGGTCGAGGTGCCAGAAGTCGTGCAGCTACTGGAAGCGCAATCGTAGGAGGTAGTGGTGGAGGTGGTGGTAATACCCCATCAAACAAAACATCCACTAAAACGTCTACCAAAGCATCTACCAAAGCATCTGGGTCACGTTCGTTTTATGCTGGATCACGTAAACCAGTGCGTGGAGGAAACTATGCGTATAAAGCATTAGGTCCATCAATGATTGACTCTGGTGGTATCGGAGCTATTGATATGCTGAAAGGTATGGGTATTATGTACGGAATCACAGGTTTAGGCACCTTGATGAGCAACATTGTACGTGACGCCACTCAGTATGATAACACCATCCAGACCACTCGCAATATCCTTCAGTCACATGATATGCGTGATAATTTCAATCAACGCTTTGGAGGCATGGAGCGTACTATTCGTAATGTGGGTTTGGCTACCAAATACACAGCTCCAGAGGTTGCTGATGCTTCAAAGTTCTTGGCTATGGCTGGTCTTAAGGTTGAAGATATTAACCAAGCCATCCGTCCAGTTGCTGATATTGCGTTGGTTGGCGATACCGATTTGGGTAGCACCGCAGATATGGTGACCAACATTATGACTGGTTACCGTATGCAAGCTAACCAGATCAGAAACGCAGCCGATGTGATGACGATGACATTTACATCGGCGAACACCACGTTGACACAGTTGGCAGAGGCATATAAATATTCTGCTTCAATCCTTAATTCTGGTGGTGTAAACTTTGAAACCGCAACCGCAGCTTTAGGTGTGCTTGGTAATGCAGGTTTGCAAGGTTCGCATGGTGGTACTACTATGCGTATGATTATGAACAACCTTGTCAACCCAACTAAAAAACAACAACTACAGTGGAAAGCACTTGGCGTATCACCAAAAGGTGCCGACGGTAGGCTTCGTCCAATCAACGAAATCTTCAGCGATTTGAACGCTAAGGGTGCAGGGTTGGAAGAGATGTCCAGATTGTTCCGTATTACAGCGGCTCCTGGTGCTGTGGTATTGGCACAGAACTCTGATGAATGGAATCGTATTATTCGTGAAAACTATGCCTCACAAGGTTTGTCAAATAGATTGGCGATTGGTAAGCAAAACACCATTCAAGGTTTATGGGCACAGATCACCTCTCAGCTTACAGAAAATGGACTTGGTACATTTGAAGGAATGCAAAGCCAGATTCGTGGCTTTATGCTGGAGATTTTGAACTGGTTGCGAAGTAACGAGGCGAAAAAGTACATGGAGGATTTCGCACAGATGTTGATGAGCTTGATTAAAATGTTTAAAGAGTTCACTCAAACACTATTGGAAACCTACCATCGTTTTGGACCATTAATTAAAGTTTGGCTTGAACTTCAGGTCAAATTGTCTGCTATTTTGATTCCGTTGCGTATCTTCCGTTCGTTAATGAACTTTGGAGGATTGCTGATAGGAGCCACAAGAAGCATAGGCGGTTTTACCGTTACGCTCGGTAGATTGTTATTAAGCATGCGTTCACTTTCTGCTTTCAAGGGTCAGTGGAACGCAACCACGGCATCAATCGCTCATGGGTGGGGTTTAATGAGATTAGGACGTATTCCAGCAGACGGTTTCAGTTCATTTACCACTGCTGCTGGTAACGTGCATCGTAATATACCTCGTGATACAATGTTGCGCTATCAAAGTATGGCGATGCGTAACCAAGGTGTAGCTTCTATGATGGCAGGAACATCAGGCTTGTTAAGTAGTGCTGGTGGCATACTTGGTGGCATTATTGGTAGCCAAATAGGCGAACCAGGTTCAGGGTGGAATATGGCTGCTACAGCTGGTGGTGGCTTGCTTGGTATGGCTGGATTTAGTATGCTCGCCAGTGTTCCTTTGTGGGGTTGGGCGACTGCGGCTGGTCTCGCTTTTACTTATTTGGCTGTTAAGGTTATTGCTTCAAATAAGGCCGCTAAAGAGGGTCAAGAGGCATGGCAAAAACTTATTGACACTACAAAGGTGGAGAATGGTGTGTTGTCTGGTGAAGGCTTGACCATCACAGACCGTTATTATGAGCTTGCTTACAACAAATCATTATCGCTAACAGAAGTTACGCAGAAACGTGTTGATTTGTTAAAAGAAGAGCTTGGTTTGAAGAATGGCGAAGTCAAGAATGATGAAGGTAAATATATAGATCGTCAGAAGTTAGATAGCGTACTTGATCTTGCAAAAGGTGCTGATTCCATGCTTAATTCAAATGGTATGGGTGCTATGGCACAAAAGCAGATCAACGCCTTCCAGCCTGGCTTGGTGTCGTATAAAGATGATAGAGGGAGAAGAGCTAACCCTTCAATCGCTCAGGCTGGCCGATGGTATTGGAAAGATCGCAATGGTAAAGAAGTTATGATTAATAACCCTTGGGGTACTGACGACCATAACGATGCCTTGGCTGCTATGTCTGCTTTGTACACAGAGGGTTATAATGGTACAGAGAGTAAAATGATTCGTGATCAGTACCAGAACAAGTTACGTTCATTGCTGATGACTAATGGTAAACTCTCAGATATTTTGGCTGTTCGAGATGAATGGGCTAAAAATTTTGCTTATGGTGCATACCTTGGTCAATCATCTGCTGATACCCGCCCAGGTTCATTTAATTATGGCTATGAAGACTTGAAAGATGCTTCTGTTTGGAACGGACAAAAGATTGCAATGTCTTATCCATATCGTCAAGGTGCATTAGCGTTAATGTCTCCCATATTTGGTAAAGATGCACCAGTATGGAGTGCGGCTGAAAGCTATTATGGTGGATTGAGAGCTGGAACTCTTAGCGAACAACAAGTTACTGAGTTCATGATGAAAATGGACGTGCAGCTTGCAGAAGTTCTGAACAGTTTCTCTTCTGCCAGTAATGATACAATTAAGGCATGGCTTGGCACTCTTCGTTTTGAGAACGGCAAGTTTAATGTGGATCCTCAAAACCTTGCATTATTGCAGACCAAGTTTCAGGACATCTTGCAGGTTCTGAATATGATGCCAACACCTGCTCAGAATGCAGCTGAGAACTTATTCAGATTAACTAACAACTTGAATAACATTGCATTAGCTCAGATATGGTATAACAACTTGCCTGGTGGAGCAAGGTCGGAAGTAAATGGTACTGGTGCTAATTATGGTGAGGTAAAGGCTATCAATCGTCAGAAATATCGCTATAATGGTAGTGCTTGGCAAGCAATTTTTGATGACGGCTCACCAATGAACTCTATTCCAACAGTTTCAGACGATGTTATGGCAAAGATGGTTGGAGCAGCCGCCCAGAATAAAAGTGGTTTCAACTTTAATCACGATCCATCACAAGATAAGCCTCATAAGATCCCCACTCTTGGTGCAGACTCATCTCGGTACAAAAACCACTATACTTCTCAGAACGCTGCTCCGAAGCAAGTAATTGTTCGTATTGGTAATCTGATGAATGTTCAAAGTGTTGACCTGACTAACAAGGATAACGCAATGGTAATTGACAACTTGAAAGGCCAGCTCACACAAGCTCTCGTGGATGTTGTACACGACTTTGATGAAAGCTGGAATGGTTAATAGTATAACGATAAAAACAAGATATAATGAGTTTGATTAATGGTGTATGGAGCGACTTGAAGTTTATGGCTGGTGATGCAGCTGGCTCCATGCTGACAAATCTTGCATATCGAGTACACAAAAATAAGAACGCTGGAGATGTTCAATACATCTACCAGCGAGCTTATAAAAATGTGCTTGTGTTTGCAGCTAAGCGTTACTTGGTACAAAAAGCAGAACGTGAGCTTAAGGCGATATTACCAACCATGCAACGTAAGTTTGAAAAGCAAATGATTGACACTGTGCGAGCTCAGCAGGAAAGTAGATATGCAAAACTTATCTCTACTCGCACTGTGCAGATGCAGGACTACAATCAGCTGAAAACAAAGGAAGGCAATATAATTAAAGCCAAAGATAAATACGGTAGCCCTGTAATAGGTTCCCTTATCCTATCATATGACGGTGATGACACAGTCACAGTTAATGACGTTGATACTGGTGTAGACGGCGAGCAAGTGATGAAGACGTTTACCACTGTTACAAGATACCATATTGACCTCTCTCCAGAGATTTCAATGAGCAGTAACAAGAACATAGTGCTCACCCAAGTAACAGGTCGTGATTATACACGCAAAGAGCTTGTATCTGGCGGTGATTTTCAGTTCCAAGTGAATGGCTCTATTGTTTCAGACAAGCCAGGCGTATATCCTGAAGATAAGGTTAAGGCTTTTCTTCAGATTATGCAATACAACGGCATTATCAATGTGAACAGCCACTTCTTTGGTAACATGAATGTCAAGCAGATTCTTATTAGGGATTTTAACCTTGATAAGCAGGAATACATGAATGTTCAGCCATACAGCTTCAGTTGTGTTGCTGTAGAGCCTGACGAAGAGATTAAACTTGTTAAAGATACCATTCAGGAATTGAATAGCGAATTGATTCTTAGTCCTGTTAATAAGTGGTATCAGTTAGTTCTTAAAAATAAACTCGCTCAGATTGTCACTAATGCAGCCATCAATACAGTCACCAATGCAGCCACTACAGCCGCTGTGAATGCTGGCAGTATGGGGTTAGACGCATTGACAGGATGGAATAATACCAACAAAGATGCTTAATAAGTCGCAAGAAAAATTACCCAGCTTCCACATTCTGATTTGTATGATTCAGGTGTGGAAGCCTGAAGGTAAAAACATAATGAAAGTACCTCAGAATGCTATGACAATTACTGAGGTACAAAGTGTTGAAGTGGAAGAAACTTACAAGAAACTTATCGGTACCGCTTCGGTAAAGTTTCCACGTGGTACTGTTATCCGTAAGACTGTAACAGGTCAGAATGAGAAAGAAGTTGCCAATGACAATTCACTGAAAGCTAACGTGGACGATGCTGGTGTTATTGAAGAGGTGCGTACAAGCAGTTATGTCGCTTCTACTGGAGACTTCCAGACTGGCATGCGTATTCGCATTCTGCTTGGCTATACTCAGGATCCAGCGATTGCCGAGCTTGGCAAGGTTCGCAACAATAACAAGAACATCTTTAACGATACTGATGCTCGCAACCGCTTTGAACAGGCATGTAAACATCAGGCGTTTGACGGATATATCACGAAGGTTAGCGTTGATACACCTATTGAATTGCACTGTGAGAACCTCGCCAGTGGCTTAAAGAATGTGAGCTGTCCAAAGGTGACTATCAAGAGCAAAGCTACTGTTAACGAACTATTATCAAGCACTGGTAAGTACAAGTTGTTACAAGGCACAGGATTAAAACTTCTTCCAGCTTCTAAGGCACAGAACTATGATCTTGGCAAGATTCACCTTGACCCTGAGCTTAGTGTGGCCGATGTGCTTACTGAGTGGGCTAAGTTTGGACTACATTCGTTTGTGACATTTGACGATAGTGGAAACCCTTGTATTGCAGTTGGACGAAGCTATTTTAGTAAGGCTGGTAAGGATTCTATTATCAACACTGTCAAGCAACCATCCGAAATCCCAGTGATTAAGTTTGACTACCATGTGGCGACAAATGACTTAAATCTGACTGTAACCGAGAAGAAACATGTTGCCGTAGAAGCAGAGGGTGTGGATAAGAATTATAAATTCATGCACATTACCGTGTTATACAATCCGAAGTATGACCCTAATAATCCCAATAAGGTAAAAGACAAATACCGTGTTGTAAATGAGACAAAGTTGAGTAAGAAGGCTATGAAGGCTGGTGCTCGATGTCTCAGTAAGGCACAGGATAAAGTTGATATGAAGCTCTATACTAAAATCCCCTACCACTCACGCAAAATTCCAATAACAAAGGATGAATTGTTTGAGGAAGCACGCAAGTATTTGGAGAGTTATAACGCCAACGGAATTGAAGGCTCTCTTACATTGTTTGGGGATTTACGATTACACACTGCTACGCAAGTTAGACTTCAGGATGACCGCTATCCAGGTAAGAATGGCTATTATTTGGTAGAGGAAGTTCACACTACTTTTGGTACTGACGGGTATCGCCAAACAATCAAGATGCCATATTGTATCAAACGAGATAAAAAAGACCAGCAGAATGCACAAAAATAGTTTTTCTGATTTACAGAGCAATCAAATAATACGTGATGCGATTCGTAAAATTGCGTTGCGTGGTATCGTCAGCCCTGATACTGGTGCTGTTAGGGGTACAGGCAAGGTTACTGGTTATGTAACAAAGATACATAAAGATGGTGAACTTGCAGGTACCGTTGATGTGCAGGAATACACTCAGCTCGCAATGGATGAAGCTGGAGAGATGAAGATGGGCTACCATGAAGGTGTGCTCATCTCTGCACTTCAAGATAACTCTCAGGGAATGGTAATTATTCCTAAGATGTATTCGGAGGTGGTGGTGTCTAAAGACGCTGACACTGGTGTAGAATACGTCTCTATGTTCTCCCACGTAGATGTTATCCAGTTGGATAGCCATGAATCAGTCGTAATCGCTGTAAGGGAACGTGAAGAGTATCAGGCTGATGACGAAGAGGGTCATGACGTGGAGGAATTGGAACCTACTGGTGTATATGCAAAAACTTCTTATACCAAAGATACGATTAACACTCAGGTAGTTGGAGAAGCTGACAATGACGAAAAGACTACACAACAGTTAATTAACGGTGGCTCCGCTGTACTCAACGCAGCTGGTAAAACCATCGTTACTTCTGACGCACAAGGACACCATGTAACACACGACAAGACTAAGCTGGAACTTGGAGATTCTGAAGCTACACTCCAGCAGGATAGTAGCAAGGTCAAAGTCACTAACGGTACGGTTTATGTTGGTTCAGATAGTGGTACTGACGATGCGGTACTGGGCGGTGCGTTATGTGATGTGCTTATGGATTTGTGTGGATACCTTGCGCAAGTAAAGACCACAACCCAGTTAGGCCCTCAACCTTTTATTAATATGGCTCAATTTATTGCTTTGAAGAGTAAAATCCAGTCAGCGAAAGCGAGTCATAGTAACTTCCTCACTAAGAAAGTTCAAATACAGAAGTAATGGCAGAAGCAGTACTTAATTTTAACGAAGAGACTATCAAAGAACAGAGTGCCGTATGGAGCTTATATAGTAAACTGTACGAGGGCATGCGTGTTGCCCAGACGGTTGATAGTCCTTCTATAAATACAGTGCCAATTGGCGAAGATGGTCAGGCAGATGCTACTGCGATGGCAGAAATCAATAAGAAGCTGGAGGAATATTCGGAGATTTTGATGAAAAATTCCGCTTACCTTTTTGCCAGCAGTATTATTGATGTCATTAAAAGTGGTGGTAGCGGCAGTGCAGATGGTGAGGGACTTGGATTTGTTATTCGCACAGGCGACAATATGACAGGTTCGCTTGGTGCGCTATATGGCTTTCAAGCAGGTCACAATGGCACGCAGATTTTTGAGACCACTCACGATGTTGACAACGCTCCGTATGCAAATATCACAGGTAACCTTACAGTAAGCCAAGACACTACACTTAAAAGCAAGCTCAATCTGGCAAATACAGGTGTTTGGTTTAAGGGTAATCAGGTATTGTTTGTCGATAATAATAAAGCAACCCTCCAGTATGAAAATATAAACCTGAATGGCAAGATTGCGGTAGATGGTCAGATACAAATAGGCAACCTTATATTAAGCGATGCTGGTATCACATTTGGAGATGAAGTCTTTTACAATAGTACGAACGCTAACAATAAAGATACGGATTGGACAATGAGAAATGCTAATATTTATGGCAATCTCAATCTCCATGGTGATTTTGTGTCTGACGGTTTGTTAATTGCAAACAATGGGTTTAGGTTCTCTCTTGGTGGACATAAGTTAATGTACACTGAGAGCGAAGATTTACTAAATGAAACTGGCGAACCAGTGCTTGATGAGAAGGGTAAACAAGTTATTAAACCCTGGATTACACTTCAAACTGACTTAAAAATCCTTAATGGATATGGCTTGAAGCTCGGTGATAATTATATCGTGAAAGTTCGTGATGGAGCAAATGGTGCGGTATCGTTCTCTGCTCCTGGCCGTGTACTCAATCTTGGTGATTCTGATAGCAATGTGAAGACTCAATATATTTCACTTCAGACAGCTATTAAGAATTTCAATGGGGATTACAATATCATCACACAATATGGCGATGGCAATTTCCCTAATTCGTTCAGTGCAGGAACTGGCAATGGAGGTAGCACGGCAATTAGCACATATTACACTGATGCAACTAACCAAGGCGTTGTTGTGCATAAGAATCTACGCTTAGGCACAGAACATGGACCATATTTAAAGGCAAATTCTGATAGTGAGTTAATCGGAGCTATTCCTTATGTACATATATCAGATGGCGAACAAATTACTACAGAACTTGGCTTCAAGGCCTATTACGGTTTGACTACCTCATTGTTCAGAGATTTGAGCAAAAAGTGGTCTGCCAGCTTGAATTTATGGACAGAAGGTGAGTTCTTTGTATTCCAGAAACCAGTTGAGAGCGAAAGTTTTTCAATAAAAAGTGAGCAATACAAAACTCGCTTGATTGAAAACACTCTATTCTTGAATGACGGAGCATTTCTCGAAGGATTGTTAGATGGTATTAGATATGCAGGCAATGCTTACTTTGATGGGAATTTGACATCTCAGACGTTTGCGAGTGGCTTTGCAGGTAGCGGTTTTGGAATTGTTCACGATTTAGCTACAGGTAGTTATGCTGCTACGTTTGATGAACTCACCGTCCGAAAGAAGCTCCGTGCGTATGAACTCGAAGTACAAAAGATCTCAGCAACTAACGGCTCACTTTGGGTCAGCGATAGTTGCAGTGGTGACGAAGTAATACAAGTAAACTAATGGCAGTATATCTCTATAATAAATACAAAATTCTTCTGAAGTCGGACTCTCATAAGACTCAGGGATTGCAAACAGGTGATATTGTGCGTCGTCAGTATGTTAACGGCACCAGTGTCATTTATTCTCTTATGTGTGTACTGTCATATGGTATAGAAAAGACAGCTGCTGGAGATCAACCATATTTCATTGGCGCATTACTTGATGGCGATGCTCCAAAGACAGGTGAAATACTTGACTTTGTGCGCATCACTAACTTGTTTAATGTGGATCGTGCAGGCGCATTATATCTGACAGCATCTGATAGTGAGGCTCCATTCATGGATATTATCGACCAGATAGGCAAAAAAGCCAGTCTGTCATGGCCTGAGAATATTGAAGCGGATAACTTTACTGACGCAACACGCCAGTATATTGTATCAGGTAAAAGTGATTTTACACTTACCTATACCCCATCATCTCAGGACAACCATCGCTTACTCACTGTTCGTCGTAAAACTAAGGCAGCTGAAGGTTTTGTAGGTCTTACACAACAGTTCTATCAGTTTGTGCAGAACCCTCAGCGTGTTCTTATATCATATAAGGTACGTGCAAGTCGTTCGTTAAAAGCAGAGGCAAGCCTATCGTATGTTGACAATATGAAGGTAGATGCAAGCTGGACTGAGAATATTTCTACATCGTGGGAGTACAAGTTTCAGGTTGTTACCGTTGAGTACTCTGGTAGACATCTAAGAACATTCAAGCTGTCAATGGCAGATATGAATGTGAACGACCAGTTATATATCAGTGACTTCAACATCATATTGCTCTCCAGTGTAGCCAATTTTGCTGATGCAAGTACTATGCGTATTGGTAAGCTCGATGGCATTGTTGACCCAGTGTTCGGCAATCTGGAAGGCTATGGCGCATATCTTCAGAAGCTCTATGCTACAAGTGGCGCACACATCTCAGGTACTTTAACCGCAGGAGATGAAAATGGCTTTGGTGGTACTTTCTATGCTGGCAAAATTCACAGGAACTGCCTTAGAAATTCTGTGGATATAGACTTTGTTGGTGATATTACTATTGACAATGGTCATATAAACAACCCTACAGGAATAGGTAATGTGTATAGTACAGGAGCTTCTTGTACTATGCGTGTCCAAAGTCGTGAATGGCTTGACAAACATATTGGAGAGCGGTATTGCTATTCTGTATGGATATACGCTAAGCAAGTTTGTCAGATAGGCATCCAGCAAAACAATCAACAAGTCGGAACTGTTCAGATACAACAAGACAATATTCATAAGTGGTATCGCATTCAGACATACTTCGATTTGCTGAAACCAAAGTCAGATAAAGACGATATGTTGTTGTCATTACTTATTTCGTATGGTGACTCAACGTATATTGAAGTTTCTTCAGATGAAACCAATCCTGATGAGAAGACTGTGCACCTGTCAGCTCCTCAGTTGGAAAAAGGTGATAAAGCCACCCAGTACCAAGCAACAGATAGCCAACTCAACTATACTGATGATTATGGCGCATGGTTTGCACGTGGAGGTATTGGAGGCACTATTCAAAACCCATTGCTTCAGTTGAATTATGATGGTGAGGGAAGTATCGGTACTCGCACTAAATCGATTGAGTTAAAGCAGGACGGTAGCGGACATTTAGCTCAGGAAAATATTAAGTGGGACAAAGATGGTAAGGTATCGTTCGGCAAGAAAGTTGTGTTAGAGTGGAATAATCTTACCCCAGAGGCACAAGATAGTATGACTTATCGCCAAGTAACTATTACTGGCGAAGATACTTTCACTATTCTGCAAGGTAAAGATATTGCATCCAGTGAGAGTAGTCCAGCAGCCATCACGTTGTCGTTGAAGGAGATTGGCTTAAATTCTACTTCCAGCATGCGTCAATGGTATGTTAAACGTCATGGCGAGTTTGTGGCAATTGAAAATGGTAATGGTACTACCCTAACTCTCACCCCAGATTCAGAATACTGGAACGGAGAAAGCTCTGTTACATTCAAAATAGCTATTACTTATAATGAAAACAATATATATACAGATGAGTTTACGGTTAAGAAGCAATACATTCAAGGCTATGAGGTACGTTTAACCTCTTCTAACGGCCAGAACTTTCATAATGGTACTGTTCAAACTACAGTTACTGCTAATGTATATTTTCAAGGCAAACCAGTTGATATGAACTATGTATTAGAGCGTTTTAATCTGGTTTGGAAGCGATACAGTAAAAGCGATCGTGAGAGAGAGCTTGAACTTGATGCAACCATTGGACCTGCTAATGTTCTTACCGTAAATCATCAGTTGTCTGCCAGTGAAACGTATCGTTGTGAGATGGTGGATCTGGACAGTTTCGACTATACATTCCCAATAATATTCGATTGATATGGAAAGACTTGTTATAGAACAAAAGACTACCAACCAAGGTGTAAACTCTGCTGGCAAACTTAGTGCTGGCGAGTTTAATAAGACAGTTGAGAAAATCAATGAATTGGTTGACTTTGCAAACAAGAAGGCGTATGTCACTCAGGATCAGTATGACGATATGGCTCGCAAAGGAGAACTTCTTGATGACGTGGAATATAATATCTACGATGAATGATAACACGACACGGCATTGAACTCACTGCCAGATATTATGGCAAGAAAACCATATCAGCAGTCTATAAAGGCGGAAAGCTGATATGGGAAGCTGTGAATAGTTGTTTTGGTAGTAGTTACTGGATTAAAGAAAAGGCCTGGAGCAACACTGACTCTTGGCGTAAACATCAATAAATTAATATGGCAAAACGTAAAGTTATTACCACGCCCATTCCGTCAATAGACACGCAATGGGATGACGGCACCACCGCATACAGCGGGGAGGCCGTCGAAGCGTTTATTAAGGAACAATTAAAGTCAAAGCAGGGAGCTGTCTATTTTGATGATAGTGAGGATGCTTTCATTACTGTTGTAACCTTCCGCTCAGAGGCAGATAAGGCTGCTTGGTTGCTTGATAAGAACAATGACAGCTATGTGTTGAACAAACAATCGTTTCAGGTGGCAAGCCGTAATGGTGAAGGAACAACCTATGTGGTCGCATTGACAGCCAAGAATACTGGGGTCAAGGCTACTACAATGTCGAAGAAGTTAATTTTTCCATTGCGTTTCACTTGTAAGAAAGCCACAACGGTAGCTGGCCAAACCACTATAGATGATTTGGCAGGTATCAGCGGTACTATAGTTGTCACAGCACGCAAGGCTGGCTCAAATGGTAGCTATACTAAGGTTAGACCTACGGACGGTAAGGACAGGTATATTGATGCGCTTGACCTGAATAGTGCCGACTTTACCAACTTCGATCTTGGTCCATTTCTCCAGGACGGTCAATGGAACTATCGTATTTCGGTAGTGGAACCTGAAAAGAAGACGGCAAGTAGCAGTGTTTCTGTAACCGTGAATTTAAGCACCGAGTTACGTCTCCAGCCTACCATGAATTACTATACACCTATGTTCGCTAACACTCTTAGTGGATTCCCTATCAGTTATACGGTATATGGCACAGTTGAGAAAACATTGCATGTTGTTATCACTGGTCATGGTGGTATTAAAATGCCAGAAGTAACCTATACGCTTGGGGCAGATGTAGATAGTATGCGTGTAGAACGTACTATTATGGACTCTACAAACGTATATGGTTTGCTTAGACATGGTGTACGTGGTGTGAAAGCATGGTTGACCTGTGATGATGGTCAAGGCGGTGAGTTAATCAGTAATATCTGCGAGAACCAGTACATGATGATAAATACTGCGGACAATGAGGCTGATTTTGTTAAACCTCACCTGCTCCTTCAGAACGTCATTACACAAGCTGACAACTATGCACAAACTAAGTTGTTGGATTATGCTGTTTTTAGTCCAAGTATAGAAGCTGATGGCACTCTTGGCAATCATGGTAAGCCTGTAAGCGTAGTATTCTATCTGACTAACTATAGCGAGCAATTCCCATCCCCTGACGTAACTGAGTATTTCCGCATTGCCAGCGTTGTATCACCTGGAACTGCAAATAACCTTACTACCACCATTGAGCTTGACACTAATGACACAGAGGTTAAGACACTGAACTCTTATTTGCGTATTTGGCGAGAGACAGAAGATGGTGAGGTAGACTTCATGTTAGAAAGTGGAGGTCAGAAGGCGTTGTTGGTCTCAATTGACAACAGCGATAGTTTTGCTCCTAAGAGCGGCGCAGATTTCATGCTCAACCCTAAGATTCGTAATAATTCTGAGAGTAATCCAGCTGTTATTATGAACTCAAAGAAGAATAATGCTGTTATTGAAAGTACATGGAAAGGCTTTAACTTTCAGACTGATGGTTGGGTAACTTCTGATATTGACGGTCAAAAGATTCTTCACATCCCTGCTGGTGCATCTGTGAACTTCAAATACAACCCATTTGCCCAATTTCTCAGTACTGCGGATAGTGGTATGACACTGGAGATGGATTTTATGGTGCGTAATGTAACAAATGAAGTTGACCCTATTGTTAGTATCTTTGAAACGATTGCAGGTCATAAGCGTGGTCTTGTATTAAAACCTTTGACTGGTAATATTTTCACGAAAAATAATACGATTAGTGATGAGACTGACTTTTCATGGCGTGAAGATGTGCGTACCCATATTACTATCAACATCAATAACAGCATATCTCCAGACTTAGGAGATGCTTTAGCACCCCCTTCGACTGCTACGAACTATAATCTATCAGCTACTACAATTGCGCTGTGTCGTGTATTTATTAACGATAATATCCAGCGTGAGATTAAGTATAGTATCACAGATAATGATGAGTTCTGTACTGGTCTGATGAGCAATGGTGGTATCACGCTCGGTCAGAAGGGTTGTGACCTTGACATCTATAGCATCCGTTGTTATACACACGCTGCTTTAAACTCTCATGAAGTACTTGATAATTATATAAGCACACTACCTACTACTGAAGCAAAACGTGAAATGAAGACCGCCAACAGTCTTATTACTGGTGGTAAGGTTGACATCAATAAAGTATGTCCTACAGACCGCTCTCAGCCTGGTAAGCGTGCTCTTATCTGGCATGGAAAAGAACCTTTCCACCAGAACACCTCAGCAATGAAGGGATGGCTTGAAATCGTTCAGTATGACAATGACGGCAAATATCTTCCTGAGTATTCTGGCACCATCTGCAAGGCAACTAAGTCGATGAAGACTAAGCGTCAGGGTTCTACAGCAAACACATACTACTACTCTAATATTCAGTGGAAGCTGAGTGATATAGTAGATACGATTGTGGTACCTGTAACCGACTTCCATGAAAGTATTGTAGTAAGTGCACCTTACAGTGTGGATATTCATGGTGAGGGCAATGCGATTGTTGGCACGAAGATGGTGGTTGATATTTATGGCGGTAACCTTGGTAAGCACGACCCAGTTGAAGCTAAGCCTCAGCAATACGATTATACTGATAAGGGAGTTGTGGTGCCTGACGGATGGATTGATGGCAACGGCAAATATCGTGGTAAGGGCTACATGGTAGCAAAGAACACGCCTCTCGCAAGTAAGTTAGTGAACAAAATAAATTATGCCTCATCTATGCAGGGGCATTTGACTGGTGTAAACAATCTGTACAATGACTTGCATAAGGTTATCGTGGGCGAAAACTCACTTCAGAAGGTTTGTAAAACAGCACGTGTCAGCAAGTACACAGAGCCTTTCGTATGGTTTACACAAGCTGACGATGCAACATCTCCAGTTTATCGTGGACCTTGTACTTTTGGTGCAGGTAAGATGGATAAGCCAACTTGGGGTTATGTGAAGAAGTTGCACCCTATGTTTTATATGATAGAGGGTTCAGACAACAACGCACACTTAACCGACGCTCGTGTACCTTTTGTGTATAACGACCCTACCTGTTCTGAAAGTATCAATTACAAGGGTGATGACGAGGGTTTCTTCTACAATGGCATTCAGGGGCTTGACTTTGATGCAGGTGCAACTAATAATGATGCAGAGAAGTCACCTAAGGCAGAGATAACTAACCACATCAAGGAGGCTTGGAATTTCTTGTATCGCCATAGTCCAATGATTGCATACTATCGTGGCACATTTGACGCCTTCCAGAAAAGTGAGGCAGCTAAAAATACGACACGTAAGTATTGGTGTACTGAGGGAAGTGACGCATATCTATTAAAGCGTTATGACTACAAGAACAATAAGTGGGTAGACGCTGGAGACACTTGGAATGGTACTGCATGGAGTAAGGTAGACGTCCGTACTGACACTATGACAGCCAGTGTGTATTCAACTTCATCAAATAAAGCCAACTTTGCGGCTCTTAACAAAGAGTTTATCGGTGCAATTGTTGCACATGCAAAGAAATATCTTGGTTTCTATTTCCGTGTCGATTCTTTGAAGCTATACTACACGTTCGTTATTCACCTCTTGGCGGGCACAGATAGCTGTTCAAAAAACACCTATTTTGTTTGCGACCCTAAAGCAGTCAGTGTGACCATAGATAATGATACTCGTGAATGTTATTTGCTGGAGATGCACACAGATGACGTAGACACTGTGCTTCCAATTGATAACAATGGACGTGGCACCAAGAAGTACTATATCGACCGTATGCACCCATATAATGACGAAGACCTCACAACAAACAAGTATGAGGGTGCCAACAACATTCTCTTTAACTTATGTGAGATGATGTGGGAAGATACCCGTGAGTTACAGAATATGATGCAACGTATCTTCACTGCTATGTGCGACTTGGTACAAGAGTCGGACACTATTATAGGTTTACCTGATTCAGTTGCTAAGAAGAGTGTTATGGGATGTTTGTGGAAGTATATCTATAGCGTGATGAAATACTTCCCAGCTGTGGCATTTAACGAAGCCGCTCGAATCCGTTATGAGTACCCTGAAATGCTTGGTTTTATAAGTAGCGGTCCTGGTGCTCGTGGTATTCGCCCTATTACTCAAAGCAATGGTAACTTATTGGAGTGTGAACTTCAATTTATGGCACGCCGTCTCATCTATATGGGAACATATGCAGCTTGGGGACCATTCAAAGACGGTAAGACTGGTAATATTGGTATTTCGGACGCCTCTGGTGCCGCACAGATACAAGCATTTCACTTGCCTGGCGAGGAAACTTCTAATGTAAATTACACATTTAAAGTGAAGCCTCATCAGTATCTCTACCCAGTAGGTATGAATGGTCAAACCAATATTGACCCTCATGTGCGTGTTGCACCTGGAGAAGAGTTTGAGTTGAATCTCGGTAACACAACCTCTAATGATACAGGTTTATCAGTACTGGCTGCGCATTATTTAACGAGCTTGGGCAATCTTGGTGACTTATCAACCAATCCAAACTTAACATTCACAGTCAGTGGTAAGAGATTGACAGAATTTAAAGCTGTTCCTTCAAAGACTTACAAGGAAAGTGGTGGTTTAATACGTCCCGCATTCCGTCCTCAGAACATTAAGTTTGATGCACAGAACTTGCGCTCGATTGAGATTACTGGAATGACTGGTACAAGCGGTGAGCTGGCATTGGGTAAGATGACACGATTGGAGACGTTGAAGGCAAACAATACAGGTATCACATCTATTACATTGCCTAAGACCACATCTCTTCAGACTTTAAACTTGCCTTCTGGTCTATCACGCTTGGAACTTGTTGGAATACCTTCACTAAATAGCTTCTCTATTGATGGCGTGGCTAATCTTCAGAATGTTCTTGTGGATGGTGCCACAACTGGTAAACTTGACACTTTTAGTTTTGTTGGTAAGTTGCGTTCAGAATCACCACACCTGAAGAGTATGTCAATTAAGAACATTAACTGGCCATCGCTTTCAGTCGATATGCTTATGTGGTGTGCAAGTGTTGCTCCGTATTCGTATGGCACAACTACTGAAGGCTACTCGTTGACAGGAAGAGCTACTATTCATCAGACTGCGACAGATCGTTTAACATATGCTTACAAGAAGAAACTAATTGAAAAGTACGGCAATATTGATGCTACCAGTGACGTTCCTTTGGCATTGAATTACGATAAAGCAATGGTTAATGGGGTTTATATTAATGGTAAATCGTATATCAGTGCTACTGGTATAACAAGATATAATATAGGCGTGACCCCAGCACATGCCAACAATATTGCTATCGTAACTGATAAAAACGGTAAAGCAGTACCTGATGTCCGTTTTAGTTTTGTTGAAGATAATGGAATTGAAGCTACACCAACTCAGTATTGTAACTGGGAAGATGCTGTACGTGGCTTGTTAAATGTAACTAACTTGACTACTGAAGGTAACGGACGTCGTTACACACTAAGAGCTAAAGTAGGCGTTATTACTGGTGGCAAGCGTAATGAGATTGAGACTGACTTAAACGTTGCGTTCTATGTACGTCACCCCAAGGTTGGCGATTTTGCTTATGCAGACGGCACTTTCGATGACCAGTTCCAAAATGGCAAGACAATCGTTGGTATGGTGTTTAAGCGTGAACCGATGTATCAAGGTGAAGAAGACCATGAGCCTACTACCTACAGTGGTTTTAGTGTTCCCAGCAATGATGTAAAGAAAAATAAGAAGTTAGTGGGTTATCGACTGCTGATTGACTGTAAGGAGGACGCTGTCATTAAGAGCAAGGATGGTGTAATCAATACAGCCAGTAATGCGTGGGGACTCCGTCCTGCGGAGTCATCTGGGGTGTACGGTTCAAACGGTTTCCCAATTGCCACTACAGGTGCTCACATTCAGTCTGCGGCTGCTATGAGTAGTGCGTATGACACCGCAGCACCCAATATTAACAGTGGGTTTAATACAACTTATATCACCACTACATCGTTTTATGACCAGGAGCGTGAAGATGGTTTTAAGGAGTTTAGTGGAGACATTAACTCTAATAGCTGGAATGGATATGCGTCCACCAGATATATTGTTAAGCATATGGAACAAATTTTCAACAACTTTCTCATGAGTAGTGCCAATGAGGATATAGAGACTGTTTGGAATGAGACTACAGTTGATGGAAAAGTAGTGGCTCATACCTTAAATACGTTGCCTACTAATCTTGAAGAATTGGGCGATATGATGGAGATATTGCAAAAAGCCAACGGTGACTTGGAAATTTTCCGACAGTTTGCTTATCCAGCAGGTTACTCATGTTATTTGTACGAACCAACAGTACGAGTCGATGAAATGTTAGACCCTCAGTATGCTAAACACAAATGGTATCTACCAGCAGAGGGAGAGCTAATACGCCAGTTTCTGTTCTTTGCTAAATCTCGCACAGGAGGGTTTGGGTCAAGCGGTGATCATGGTGTAGGCACAGTGCCCAATCATTCAAAGATTAATGCGTTGTTGTTGGAAGCGTATAACTCTAAAACATCGTCATTTATTCGAGATAATGTAAGTAAGGCACACATTGAAGCTGGAACATACACTGTTGCAGAAATCTCAAAGATTGAACAATGGTTCCAAAGCCTTAAAGAATGTGAGCGTCCCATCTACTCTATGGCATTGTGGCGAGCCGCAATGAAAAATGTCACATCAGCGTTTGTTAATCGTTCCACAAGCTACTATTGGAGTAGTTCTGAAGGGAGTATATATCATTCATGGCACGTAGACTTCCGTACTGGTACCAGTAATACACACGGAAAGGATATGGTTTTTATGACACGTCCCACTGTAGCATATACGTTTACTCTTTAACATTTCTCATAGGCAAGGCGTTTTAATGCGCTTTGCCTATTATATTAAATGTAATTATAAAGAAGTTTAATGCAAATAAGAATAAACAATATTACCATTCATCCGTAACCATTGTAAGTATTTTAAGCGAGACAAGTTGGTCTGTTGAGTCAAACCCACCCTTCAATATCGTACTATTATTAAGCAAAGAACAACAATATGGTACAGAACTATTATAATAATATTCCGCCCACCCTATTGCGTGGCATGAACAAACATGGCAAGTACGTCTTGTTTGTGACAGGTAGCGTTCGTGACTTAACCGAAAAGGAAATAGAAGAACATCCAGGATATAAATATACTGGATATGGTGAACGCATTCTGGCAGAGCAATATACAGCCGTTTCAGTAATTGAGGCATTGTCAGACGACATGGTACTTGCACTTAACGAAAATGACTGTGAGACTTTGATTGCTAACTTTGATGACGTGTTTGAAGGCTGGAAGGCATTGCGCACACGTCAGATTAATGCGTGGGATAAGAGTGCACATGTCAACTCGTTCACTTATGGCGGTGTTGAGATATGGCTTAATCAAAATGTACGCAGCGGCCTAATTATCCGTTTTAATGCAGAAAAAGCAATGGGTCATACCAGTACAACACTATGGTACGGTTCACACAGTTTCACTCTCGACCTTGCTACAGCCTACCAGTTGATTTATGCGTTAGAGGTGTACGCAAGTCAGTGTTATGACGTTACAGCTTCTCATTTATGCAGTATCGAGAAGTGTAGCACTGTAGAACAACTTCAGATGTTTGATTATAAAGTAGGTTATCCAAATAAATTGGTAATATAGTGAATGACAAATGGATGTGGATGTCAAACAGGTATTCTGAAGTGGTTTAAACCCCCATACCACAAGTTATTTTATGTGGCTTGTGAATTGCATGACAACGCCTATGAAAAGGGCGGCGATGAGCACACACGATATATAGCAGACATTGAATTGTTTTGTAATATGATAAGGTGCGTAAATGATTATCGCCTCCAGCCTTTCAGGTATTGGAAAATGATTACAGTGGCGATGTTGTATTTTGTGATGGTCAGGATATTTGGCAGTAACTATTTTGTATATAAGTAAATTGCTCAATAATCAGGAGGCGTGGGAAACTTCAAAGTTCTTACGCCTCTATTCATTTATAAACGAAAGATATTAATTATGGGAACAATAGCGAGCGCAGAATTGGACTTAAATGTTGTGAACGATGCCTACACAGTGTCGCTCTCAAATCCTGTATGCGCAATTCACGCAGACTTTGATGGCTCCAATCCTAAGTTATCTCAGGCTATCACTACAGTTTCTGTTAATCGTGGCGATGTTGTCATACCATTTACGCTGACCGTTATCGGCCACAGCAACGACATCGTATCAACAGAGGACTCGCATAATGCTGATATGAATAAATGGACATTGCGTCTTATGAATATTCCCAACGATGCTTTGGAAGGCTATGTGGCACTGAATATCAGGACTGAGGATGGTTACTCTACTGATATTACATGGCGATACACTGTGGTACGTGAGTCTTCGATGCTTGACTGGATTAAAGACTGGGAAGGCAGTAAGACAAAGATTGGGGATACCTATATGATGACGCCTAAGATGTTCATTGGCACTAAGTCACAAGTCATTAAAGATGGTAAGGAAGGCTATGACCTAAACGGAGTATATATTGGTCCTTCCAGCACATTAACTGGAACACTTAGTCCTGGTATTTATGGATACAAGGCGAGCAAAGAAATATTCCATCTCAATGAAACTGGCGGTACAATCGGAGGCTGGAGCATTGAAAATGGAGGTATTCAGTCTGAAGACGGAAGCCTAAAGATATTGTCAAAAGGTACTATAGAAGCACGTAATGCAGAGCAGGATGTTATGTGGTCGATTGACCATAAAGGCAACGCTACATTTGCAAAAGGCAACGTAAAACTTAAAGCTGACGGTTCGGCTACTTTCATTGGCAAAATTGAGAGTGCTGAAGGTGAGATTGGTCATTGGAACATTGGTGAAAACACGCTCTCTAACGGACACGTTGGGTTGGACGCAAAAAACAGCGTTATCGGCATTTCAGCAGGAGACGTAGCTGAGACTATGGCTCTCAACTATCACAAAGCTATCACTCATACAGGTGGCGTAATGATGTACTATACCAATCCGAATGACTATGGTTTGGTGGGTTATATTAATAGTTATAACAATATAGTAAAGGTTCTTTCAGTTGGCTCTGAGAATATCATCGCTGGATGGAAATTCGACGATACATCTCTGTGGGTTGGTGAGGAAAAGAACAATACGTTGCGTGAGTACACTACAGCTGGAATAACTCTTGGTACAAACGGTTTGCGAGGCCAACATTTCTATATTGATAACGATGGAGCTGTTAGCTTTGCTAATGGCAAATTTGGTATTGATGAAAACGGAAATGCTTCGATCGCTGGTTGGACTATCCTTCCGAACAGATTGTCGACGAATTATTCAGCCCTTATATCTGACCCAAATTTGGCAGGTGTTTTTCTGTCTGGTGAGGGTATTACTAATATTGACAGTGCGAAAGTTGCTGATAAAATAAAAGAAGCTGGCGGTATTTATATGATGCGTGACCAAGCACAAGCAAGTTTGGCTGCTTATGACACAAAAGGCAACTTATTGTTCCGTCTCAGCAACGCACAAACTAACGTGATTGCTGGTTGGAACTTCTATGGTTCAGCATTATACAAAGGCACAGTTAAGGATATTGCAGGCGAGTTTACAGATAATCCAGGCGATATAACGCTTGGGGAAAATGGCATACGTGGATTCAAATGGCAATTAAACGCAGATGTCATTGATAGGGATGCAAAAGGTAATGTTACGCTTGATGAGAAAGTAAAGTTATCCGCCTCCAGCATTAAGGCTGGTACACTGGATGCCAAACAGATTGATTCAGATACTATTATCTCTAATGGAAATGCGTGGGCTTTGAAAAAAGATGGCAGTGGTTACTTGGCAAACAATAAAATCCATTGGGACAATCAAGGTAATCTAAAAATTGATGGAGAAATCACTGGACGCTCTGGAAGAATCGGTCCATTTACGATTGGCGATGATGGTATTTTTGCAGGAGATTACACTAAATGGTGGACCAAAGACAGTGCTGATTTTTGCTATTTGAACTCATCTTCTTTGTTGATTGAACAGCAATTTGGATATTTGAAAGCTGGTGACATAGCATCGTTGAAGGTGGGCATTGGTCGTGGCTCAAACCCAAACACAAAGGAGGGCACGAATGATTATTGTGCAAGTGCTATGTATGTTTATCGTCAAATGAATACCCCATCTTCTCTATATGAACCAGCTATGCAGGTTATCTCAGATAATGTTATTAACAGAGATATTTCCGCACGATTTGTAGGAGGAGTGCAAGTACATGGTGGTATAATTAGTAGCGGTCATTCATTAGCATATTCTACATCCAATGATGTAAACCTTATCGATTTAAGTTTTGGTACGACAGTGTTGTTATATAACGATGTAGACCCCAAAAGGGAAGGTAAAAGACGCACATACACTGCGTTCTTTTTACCAACATTAGATGCAGCAAGAGAACAACTGGGCATCTCAGATCCAAATAAGCCATTTGCAATTTTAGTGACGGTGATTGCAAGAAAGGACTCAAAAGACTTTATGATTTGTTCGCAAAAGAGCAAGCCTAATGGTGGAGAGCTTGTTAATTCAGATGGTGGAGAGTGGGATGATTCTTGCCATATCATGGGACCAGGAGATTGTTGTACATTTTCGTTATGTTTTACACCAGATAAAGGTACAGGTAAAGGTACAGGATATTATATTCAGTTGGTTTCTATATTATCATAATAATGCGTAAAGATATTGAAATACATATTAATACTGGCGACGTGAATATTACACGCCAGAACAGTTATAAGAGACGTAAGTTCAGATGGGTAAATAATCCATCTGGACTTTCTCGTTATGTCTATGGAGAGGTAGATGTTCCAGGTATGCTAAAAGAAGACGTTATTCGACACGGTAACGCTATGAGCATGGGTGGATTTTATTTTGTTGTGCCATACACCCCTAAGTACAAGGAAATAATGATACGGGTGCGCAGAGTCTACGATGATGGTCGCATCCAGTATATTATGAATGAAACTGATGGAAGCGAATGGCATTTGGCTAAGGTTGCTATGTATGGTGGCGAGAAGAAAAACGCTTATGCAAGCCAGCTTCGTATGTTGTCTGAAGAGTGCTTGTATGGACGCATTAATGGTGGTGTGATAGACTTGTATGGATGCGAGCAAAGTGACTTTAACATCATTCCAGCAGATCGCCAAAACGCCAATTGTATGTTAGCTTGTCATCCAAGTAACAACTATCGTTATCCGCTTACAGGTGTAGGATTGAATCGCTGGATTAACGCTAACAATGTTCAATCTTCTGCGCTTGCTGAGCGTATTATGCAGGAGTTCTTGGATGATGGTGTGTACGTCAATAATGCAGAGTACAATTATGAGACCCACCAGATGTCGCTTGATATTAACGCAGTAAACACTGATTAAGAATGGCAATATATAAAGTAAAACCTGCACAGAACCTCTATGATGTAGCCCTACACTTGTATGGTAGCATTGAAGGGTTGTTCGATTTGCTTATCACAAACGAATGGTTAAGCATGACTACAGATTTGCAACCTGGTATGGAACTGGAGTATCACGATTATTTTGTTATTAACGAGAGCGTGGTATCTCAGATGAAGAAAGATGATATTGTTCCTTCTAATAGTATGCGCCATGTTTACTTGAAACATCCAGACGCACCATTAATGTTCATTGTTAACTGCAACGCCCTACTTACTCATGCTTCAATGGTTGTGGGTGGTGAAGGAGCAATGATAATTGACTGGGGTGACAATTCTCCACTGGAGACTGTAGCGTTGAATCATACAAACCAAACGGTTGAGCACTACTTTGATTCTACAGTAGAGACAAGACGCATCAAAGTGTACGGAACTTTCCAGTTAACCTATTTTGATAATAGTGGGTTAGGCGGACATTTTTACCTTATGCGTCCTATAACGGTAGATGAATTTTATAGTAAGGCAAACGGCTACTCTTTGGAAAGCCTATTCTTGTTTGAAGGAACATATAAGGTATCACTTCAATCTTGTACAGTAACAAGTCTGTTGCCTATTGGTAATATGAGCCTTATGGAACTGGACTTGCGCTCGACACATTTTATCACAGAAGATGTGGTAGATGAATACTTGGACTATGTCGTGAAGCACTATGGTAGCCGTCGTAACTGTATAGTTTACCTTGATAAGATGCCAGGTGAAACTGGAGTGAAAGCAATTCGCACTATCTTGGGAGAGGTTGATTGGAACAAGAACGGCAAATGGAAATTTATCATTAACGGACAAGAATATACATTATAATGGCACGTACATTATCAGAAATATATACAGAAGCTAAGAGTGCACGAAACAAACACTTAGAGCTTACAGAGTTTAAGAACGACTCAAAGATGTCCGTTCTTGACGCTTTTACATGGGTAGCAAGTACTTGTATATGGAGCTTTGAGAACTTGTTAGATGTCTTTAAGATAGATCTTGCAAAGGATTTAACCAATCGCATCAATGGAACTCCAGCGTACTTTGCAAATATGCTTATCAAATATCAGAAAGGCGATGAGCTGGAGGTGAGTGAAGATGGCACACGCTTTGGTTATGCGACTATAGATCCTAACAAGCGTATTGTTACTAAGGCAGCATATTCAGAAGGACGTGAAGACGGATTCAATGACAACATGATGATTTTGAAGATCGCTTCAGGTGTGCCAGGAGCATACACTCAGATCGAACACAGCGAACTTATCAAAATCAGAGCATATCTTAATAAGCTCTTGTTTGCTGGTCAGCACGCCACTGTTGTGAGTAGATTGGGTGATGTATTGATTCCACGAGTAACCGTTTACCACGATGGAGCTGTTAGTGAAGATGAAGTCTATACTAACATTGAAAATGCACTGAAGGAGTTTATTGCTAACCTTGATTTTAATGGTGTAGTATATGCCCAAAAAGTCTTAGATTGTATTCAGAAAGCAGAACATGTAACAGACGTGTTCATTTCCAGCAAGGCCACTGACTTACAAGGTATTTTTATTGTGCAGTACAATGATGATAATAACATTATTGAGAAAAGCGGTAGTGTAGAACAGCGCATTGAACGTTACGTTGTACCCAATAGCGGTTATATAAAGGAAAGTACAGGCACAGGTAAAGAGGAAAACCTTCAGACTTGGCGTAGTGCTATTACACTTAAACTGGAAGATAAAGTATGAGATATGCAATCAATTTTGATAAAACAATAAATCAGCTTGTGCCTTACTATCTTGGAGGGCGCAAGCTGATTCTGTACCTTCAAGCTATCATTAAGCCACTTCAAACTATTAATGATGCGTTTGTAGAGTACGCTAAGGAGCAACGAATTGAAGCCAGTGTAACAAGCCAAATTGGTTATTTCGAGTGGTTTCTCAATCATAAGTTCTCTAAATACTTTGCATCCAGCAATAGTAAAATCACTATTACTAATGGCGATACACGTGGAGTGCCAATTTTTTTTGAGGAAGCAAGCATTGATAAGTCTAAGCACATAAAATTACACAAGCAGTCAGAAGGTAGAGTTGGTACGGTACTGTATCGACGTGATGATAAGACAGACACTACCTCACACAGCTTTGTAGTAAATGTCCCAGCAATCAATACCGCTAAAATCAAACAAGAAGTGTATAGAAGCATGCTGACATACTATATTGAAAAGTATCGTATCGCCAACAAAACATACATAATTAAATACAATAAATAATGATAGAGTTTAACGCACAAGAAGGCGGGCGTTATACATACGTCGACGACATAGTCAACCTTCAAGACCTTGCGCTGTCTTATAGTGCTTTATTTAGTGAGTGTGACAACTTCGTTGTTAGCGGTTGTGAAGTATCAGGCACAAGTATTAGTGCAGGATATGTTTATATCAACGGCAAGCTAAGATATTTTAGCGGTGCTACAGGCATTAAGAATTGGCCTCAGTACATTTACGAATCTAACCGTATAGAGAATGTATCTTATGCTACTGGAGCAGATCGTGTAGGTAGAAAAGTGTATGGTTGTGCTATAGCAGCTAAGATCCCTACTACACTGGATGCTATCACAGGCAAAATCCCCAGCTCACTTCTCGTTAAGGAAAGTGGCACTGTTACATTCAAAGAGGCGTTCATCGGTAAGTACGCATTGCTTTTGAACAGTACTAATCAGTCTGTCGCTGGCACTGTTACACTTGCAGACCTTGTTACCCAGACTTTAAAAGCAGAGTCTGAAACAATCCAGTCTGGCAATTATGTAGCTCGTAAATATTATCAAGGTGCTAATTTGATTTACGAATCACAGGCCGTAGATGCGAACTATAAGATGACTGTTGAGAGTGGCGTTGGCTTTCGATTCTATATCAACGACGTGTTGATTATGACCATTGGAAAAGACAATGTGGAATTTGCAACCAAAATCTCAAAACCCTCCAGTGGTGCTACAGAACTTGGTAGTTTAGTAATCAATAACGGTAACCTTTTTAACTCTACCGCCGCTGTTGACGATGCGACAGTAGACATTAATGTTATCGGTCATAACGGCACAAACGCCTATTTCCGTACTACTAATATTGGTGATGGTAAAGGTGGTGTTGTGTTATCAGTCGTTGGTAGTAGTCATCAGATCAATGGTAATGGTTTGCTACATTTGACAAGCGATACACATGAAGGAATTGTTTTAAAGTCTACCTACGCTAAGACAGAAAACACCCTCCAGAAGCTACTTGTTTGGAAAGATAAGGACAATGAAACTATTGGCTATGTTGGTTACAACAGCAGCACAGATCAAATGCTTCGTATTGCTAATAATATAGCAAGCATCGAGCTAACAGGCGCAGAGTTTGTCAATATCGGCCCAGCTATCCAAGAAAACGGAACATTGTTAAGTGAGAAGTATGTGTTGAGTGAAAAATTATCAGAGCTGGTTAAAGATAAAGCAGAAGCTGCGAAAGTGTATTCTAAGACCGATGCAAACAACAAATTCGCAACTAAAGATAATGGTTTCACCCAGTTTGTCACAGAAGATAATACAGCTGATAAGTTACGCTCGGATATTGGTGCTGGTAGTGCTGACGATATTAAAGATTGCGTTCGGAAAGACCAATTCCTTGCTGATATCGCTATCACTGCGGAAGATAAGAAGAAGGTGTGTGACAATATTGGTGCAGCTTTTATAGGCGATTTCCAAACGAGGTTGAAAGATACTGGTTGGCAACAATGTAGCGATCAACCGAAACTTTATGTTCGTCAGATAGGTAATATCGTGTCAATCCAGGGCACTATACAAACAGCACATGAGGGTGTTGCGTTTACTATACCTAACAGCATTGACGCCCCCACACATGCTGTGTACCAGAGCGTTTCGTTTAGTAATTATCAAAACTGGACTTGCGAAATAGAGGCAGATACACGCTTATGTAAAGTAATATACTGTAACGGTAGCTGCTATAGGGACACCAGTTTTTCAATGACTTACATGGTATAATTTAATACTTACAGATATGAGAATATTTAGAAACATAGCAGATCGTAAAGGTCTGGAGGAAAATGAACAATTGGCTGTTGAAGCCGTACAAGTTGAAACGGAAGTAGCTTATGGAGATAATAAACCCGAACCTACCGCCAGTGGAGTTGCCGAAGAAGAGGTACAAACACAAGAAGAAGCAAGTCCCCAAAAAGAAAGACAGGCGGCTAAAAAGAAAGTTTGATGAAACAAATCTGGGTTACTCGATAAAGTTCCATGCTCCATTGGAATATGAAATGATAGTATCGGCTGGTGGTTATGAGCCTCCAGCCGAACTTATCGAAGCGATTAGCTATGCGTCGCTTAACCCATATTTTAGAAGTGTATATTTTAGAAAAAACCTAATTGCATATCGAAGAAACGGAGGTTGCTACCAGTCATTTCCTGTTAAGCATAAACCTGTTGCGAAAAGAATTGCGCAATTAAGGAAAAATTCAAGTGTGTTAAGATAACATAAAAACAAGCGTTATAGACAATTTTTAACGCTTGTTTTTTCATCTGAATAAAAAATACACAATAAATTTGCACCCAATTCCCAGGTGTTAGTTGTTGTTTTGCGCTAACGTCTCATAATTGAAATACTCCATCTTTTTATTATTCACTCCTTAATTTAAGACATGGGAGAACTTATTGTGTCTGTCAGAAAATTGACGGACGTTGAACTTATGCGTGAGGCTTGCTCGATGACTTTTGATGGAGAAAGTCACGCCTCACTAAAAGCAATTTACAAATCTGAGCATTCACCTGCTCGCACCCAGATGTTCTGGATAACTCTAAAGAACATTAAGTTAGCTTACGCTACTCATCTGATTCGCCACCACGTCGGCAGTCAGCCATTTCAACTTACTTGTCGTGATGATCGTAAAGGTGGAAACCCTGGACAAATCAACAAGTGTTATGACATCTGCAATCAACTGAAAGAGGCTGATAAGGCTATCCGTAGTGGTGAGTTAGGGGTTGCGCAAAGTCGTATTTATTCTTCTATGGAAGAGATAGAGTGGCTTGCTAACAATGCAGATAGAAACACACCAGTAAATTTGGGTATGTTCGTGAATGCACAAGCACTAATTGATATGGCAAAACTTCGTTTGTGTAATCAAGCACACAAAGAGACCATTGCTATTTTCAAAAAAATTAAGGAAGCTATCAGACCAATTGACCCAGACTTGGCTAATATGATGGTGGTTAAATGTGTATATCGTGGTGGACTTTGTGGTGAACCACGCTGTTGCGGTTTTAATAACACTAAGGCATTTATCGCTGAGTTGAAGGAGTACGTTTCTCTATTTTCAGAGAAACAAATAGGAACCATAAACACTCTTAATTTAAAGGAGCAAGAATGAGTATTGAAATTAAAAAGCGTGACGGACGCTTAGTTCCGTTTGACATTACACGTATTGAACATGCTATCAAGTCAGCATGTAATGAAGTTGGTACAACAGACCTTAACATTGCCTGCGTAGCAAAGAATGTAGAAGCTCGCTGCTATAACAGCATCGAAGTAGAAGCAATTCAAGATTTAGTAGAAACTGAATTGATGGGTGCTGGTGCAGCTAAGGTTGCGAAAGCATATATTCTATTTCGTGAGGAACGTAACAGAGCAAGAACACGTAAGCAAGACGCAGTCATCACCTCAGTTGTTAATGCTGAGAGAAATGATGTGACACGTGAGAATGCAAACTCCGCATCAGAAACGCCTGCTGGCATGATGATGAAGGTTGCAAGTGAAAACAGTAAGGAATATGCAAGCAAGTATCTTATTAGCGAAGACGTGCGTGATGCTGTGAAAAGCAACATACTTCATATCCACGACTTTGACTACTATCTTACACGCTCACTAACATGCCTCCAGCACCCCGTCAATATGTTACTTAGTGATGGTTTCAAGGCAGGACATGGAGAGAGCCGTTCCGCTAAACGTATTGAGACAGCAAGCATTCTTTCTGCTATCTCTATGGAAACAATTCAGAATGAGATGCACGGTGGTCAAGCTATCCCAGCATTTGACTTCTACATGGCACCTTATGTCCGCAAAACATACATTGAGGAAATCGAGAAACTGGAAGCATTTACACATACAGACTTATCTGCCTTAAAGAATGAAGAAGTTGAAGAGTATGTTGTAGTGCCTACAGATGAGATTATCGCCACAATTCAACGTGCTAAACAACACGCTATCAATATGACAGTGAATCGTGTGCATCAAGCTATGGAGGCTTTTCTTCATAATATGAACACTATTCATAGCCGTGGAGGTAATCAAGTGGTATTCTCCAGCGTTAACTATGGTACAGACACCAGTGCTGAAGGTCGTTGTGTAATGCGTGAACTACTTAATTCTACTTATCGTGGTGTAGGTAATGGTAGCACTGCTATATTCCCAATTCAGATATGGAAGAAAAAGCGAGGTGTCAATTTCTTGCCTGAAGATAAGAACTATGACCTCTATCAATTAGCATGTAAAGTGACCGCACGTCGTTTCTTCCCAAACTTCTTAAATTTGGATGCACCTTTCAATACCAGTGACAAGTGGGATGCCAATGACCCTAATCGTTACCTATATGAAGTAGCTACTATGGGATGTCGCACACGAGTATTTGAGAATCGCTTCAGTGACAACACATCTGTTGGTCGTGGAAACCTCAGCTTTTCAACTATCAATCTTCCTGGTCTTGCGTTAATGGTACGTCACATTGAAAATCGTGAGGAACGTAAGATAGCATTCATTAGCGCATTAAATAAGGCTTTGGCGATTACTTGCAAACAGTTGCGTGAGCGTTACGAGTTCCAATGCCAGGCAATGGCAAAACAATTCCCATTACTTATGTCTGGAATGTGGATGGGATCTGAACACTTAAAACCAAACGATGAAGTGCGTTCAGTTCTAAAGCATGGTACACTTGGTATCGGTTTTATCGGATTGGCTGAGTGTCTTGTTGCATTGATTGGCAAGCATCACGGTGAGGATGAAGAAGCTCAGCGTTTTGGTGTGGAGATTATCGAACTAATAAGAGATTTTGCTAAGGAAAGTTCTGACAGATATGATTTGAACTTCTCAGTCCTTGCTACACCAGCAGAAGGATTAAGTGGCAAGTTTACAAAGAAGGACAAAAAGAAATTTGGTATCATTCCAGGAGTTACAGACCGTGACTATTACACTAACAGTAATCATGTTCCAGTGTATTACAAGTGTAGTGCCGCTCACAAGGCAGCAATCGAGGCTCCTTATCACGACTTGACACGTGGTGGTCATATCTTCTACGTTGAACTGGACGGTGATGCAACCCACAATGTACAAGCTGTACAGGACGTGGTAGCACTCATGGATAAACACAATATTGGTTACGGTAGCATTAACCACAACCGTAATCGTTGTATGGACTGTGGTTATGAAGACGCTTCCAGCAATCTGACAGAATGTCCTTGTTGCGAAAGCGATAACATTGATAAGCTCCAACGTATTACTGGCTATCTTGTTGGTACAACCGACCGTTGGAATAGTGGTAAACTGGCAGAGTTAAATGATCGTGTGACCCATGACTAAAGATGTGAACACTATTTATGTAGCAAGAATCGTAAAGTCCACTGCCAGCGATGGCGTGGGCTTACGAAACTCGCTATACGTTTCAGGCTGTGACATCAAATGTCCAGGCTGTCATAATAAGGATTGGTGGGATATGAAGAACGGTACAGAGAGGGAAATTACAGATGTGTTTGCCGAACTGAACGAAGACGACTTCAATATCTCTATACTTGGTGGAGAACCATTGTTGCAATATGACGCAGTGCTGAAATTATGCAAAATGATAAAGAAGAAAACCAATAAGACTATATGGCTTTGGAGCGGACATAAGCTGGAGACCATACGAAAGAGGTGGCCAAAACTTCTTTATTATATAGATGTATTAGTTGACGGACCATTCCAGCAGGAGTTCTATGAGCCTAATTTAGAGTTCAGAGGAAGCCGAAATCAACGAATAATAAATGTCAAAAGTATAATTCAGAAATAATACTTATAAAAGAAAGTGAAATATACTTATACCTGTGTATCAATAAGTTAGCTATATATTAACAGAATTTATAATTTTTATTTGAATGAAAATTTGGATAATTAAAAATATAGATATAACTTTGTAGTGTCAAATCAAAACATAAGTGTATGTAAAATGATTAGGGCTAAGGGCATTATCGACATCCACAACGGTTATGCCGACACATCAGAGCTTTTAGATTCTGTGGACAGTCTTGGAAATGGTGAGTATGGTTACTTACTATTCGACAAGAAAAAGAATCGCTCGCTACCACAATTGAAGTTTCTATTCGGTTATCTTCTTCCAACGTTATCACAGAAACTGGAAGGAAATCCTGAACCAGAAGCCCTATACAGATATTTTGAAGAGATTTATGCTCCGATTCATAGCTGCAAAATTCCAGGTGAGAAACAAGTATTTGAATACTTTGATCTCAAAAACGAAAATGCAACTGAGATGGATACTGTTATTACAAAGATTATCCATCACGCCATGTCGGAATGGAACATAGACCTGTTATCACGCGACCTGATGAAAACTTCAGAAGCTCAGGAAGCATATGCAGGAGCCTATGCCGAGATGTGGAAGAATTATACAAGAAAAATTTAATTCATTTCCCATGACGGAGCAAGAAATCAAACACAAGTCAGCATTTGACGTGTTCGCTTCCCAACAAGAGACTTTTGAGGAAGCACAAAAGAAAAACAGTGAAGAATCTCGTAAGCGTGCCACTTACCTTCGCTTTAATCAGGATGGCACTTACACAATTCGTATTTTGCCTCTCGCACCAGTTGTTAATGCGGATGGCGAAATCCAACCAATGGAACGTAAGGGTTACGAGTATCCTCTCCGTAGCTTAATGCTAAAGATTGAGAACCCTGCCAAACTTGACAAGAAAGGCAAACCTACATTGCAGTACGTTACCGTTTGTAACGCAAAGCAAGCGTTCAAAGACCTCAAAGAAGACCTTATTGATGTGTACACTCGTGTAGTTAGCGACAAGTATGCAAATGACGCAGCTCTAATCAAGAAGATTACCGCTGGTAGCTTTGAAGGTGGTTTGAAGTGGGACAGCCATCGTTGTATGTATGTATTCGATACAGAAAAGCGTGGCAATGGTATTCAACTACTCCAGCTTTCTTTCTCACAATACCGTGACTTGGAAAACGCTAAGTTAAGTGTGTGGAACAAGCTGTTAAAGAAGAAGGCTAACACTGGATGTCCAATCTCTTCTATTTCAGAGGCTTATCCTGTTGAAGTTGAGCGTACTACTGAGAATGGTAAGACCAAGTATACTTTCCGTGTTGACACATTAGCAGACATTGATCAGTTAAAAGAAGAGGAGCTTCAGAGCCTACTTGACACCCCTCGCCTACCAGAGTCTATCTATCGTTACAGCCGTTATCATCTCGAAGCAACTATCGCTTATCTTAAGCAGCTTGATGAGAAGTTTGGCATTGATGTGATGGGTGACAAAGAAGTTAAGGAGTGTATTGACACTATCAAGATGTTGTTCCCAGCTGACGATACCAGTCACTTCACAATTGGTGGAAAAGATGACGAAAACAACGAGGGTGACAATGCTGCCGATAGCCTTGATTCTCTATGGGATCGATGGGACGACCTTGAAGAACAGGGTCTTGATGACAAGAGCGATGAAGGCGCAGAACTTCGAGCAGACATCAAAACATTCATAGAAGACAACGACCTCGATGTTCAAGTAAAACGTGGTAAGTCTAACCATGACTTGCTAACCGAGATTGAGGAAGCTATGAACGGTGGCTCTAACGAGGAGGAAGAAGAAGAGGAAGAAAAGCCTGCTCCTAAAAAGTTAGAGCGTCGACGTGAGCCAGAACCTGAACCCGAACCTGAAGAAGAGGAGGAAGAGGAAGACGACGATGATGATGACACAGAACCCGCAGCACCTTCTGTTCCCGAAGATGAAGAGGAGGAAGAACCTGCAAGACCTGTACGCAGCCGTCATGAGCGCAACGATGACACTAATGAACCAGCTGCACGTCCTGAGCGTGAGCGTCGTGCCATCAGACCTCATCGTAGATAATCAGTAAGGATTTTCATCTCTACACGGCATTAAGTTGTCGTGTAGAGAATTTTAAAGCCAACAAGTTATGAAAAATAAAATCCCATACGCCTTACTGATTAACGATATTCACATCAGCAAGGACAACATACCAGAATTTCAGAAGAACTGGGATGAAGCGGTACAGATCTGTGTTGATCGTAAAATCCCAGAAATCATTATTGGTGGTGACTTATGGTTATCAAGAAGCGCACAAACTTTGTCGGTATTAATGGCAGCTCGTAACGCTATACTTAAAGCTACACGCACGAAAGTCCGTTTTTCAGAAAAAATTGGACTTACAATTGCTTGTGGAAACCATGATAAAGTAGACCAAGAAGCGTTTGAAAGCTACAGTCACTTATTTGATGAATACGACAATGTATATGTAGTTGATGATTATGTAATATATGAACTCTCAGACACAGCTACGTTATATGTGATGAGCTACTTCCCAGAAAACGGAAGTTTTATTCAACACTTTAAAGATATGGTTAGGTGTCTGGATAAGTCAAAGTTCAATGTACTTTATCTTCATGAAGGCATTCGAGGAGGTTTAGCACAGCCAAGCGAAGATGAACTCCCAGCAAGTATTTTTAGTGAGTTTGATAGTGTATTGGTAGGCCACTACCACGACCGCAAACAAATCCCAGACACAAACATCCTTTATATTGGTTCAAGTAGGCAACATAACTACGGAGAGAATGAGGAGAAAGGTTATACAGTGCTTTATGAAGATGGAAGCCATGAGTTCATTAAGAACCAAGCCAATATTCGCTATAAAACTATAGATGTTATACCTTCCAGCATGACAAGTGATAAGTTCTTGGATGAGCTTAGTTCTTATAAAGACAAGAATTATCGCTTACGTTTACGCATTCAATGTAAAGCAAACGAGGCGTCGACAATTGACCGCCAGAAGTTACTTGATGCTGGTGCCTCACGAATTGAGATTGTTACCGAAGAATCATCTGTTAAACTAACCAAGAGTCAAAGCATTTCCACTAAGTTCGATAAGAGTGGCATTAAAGAAGAATATCGCAGCTTCTGTCACGACAAAGAAATCGACAACATAGACATGGGCTTGCAGTATCTTGATAAAATTCGCTAAGATATGTGGAATTTACAATCAATTGAAGCTACAAACTTGTGTGCCTTTGAGCATTTCAAGTACAAAATCACCCAGAATCAGGCGACTCTTATCTTTGGTAACAACATGGATAATGACTCGCAAAATAGCAACGGTTCAGGCAAGAGTGCTTTGATAGAGGCTATCGCTATTGCATTAACTGGTGAAACGCTCCGTAAGGTTAATATGGACGAAATCATCAATGACAAATACGATGAGTGTTGTATTGAAGCATTTCTTAAAAATGAAGAACAAGGCGTAGATATGCGCATCACTCGTATCATTCCCAGAAAAGGTACACAAACAATTAAGATTGTGCGTGGAGAAGCAGGGGATGACGAAGAGGTTAAAGAAGCGACTATTGCAGACTATAACAAGTACATACTTGATACACTCGGTCTAAGCAAGGATGATATATATTCTAACTTCATCCTTACAGCAAAGAAGTACAAATCGTTTCTTTCCAGTTCCGACCGTGAGAAGAAAGAAATCATTAACCGCTTCAGCAATGGAGTGTTGGTAGATGAAAGTATTGAAGCTCTTCATAAGGATATGGAGCCAGTACAACAACAGTTCGCAGAAGCTGAAAAAGTAGTGGCTGAAAACACTGGTAAGGTTGCTGCTATCGAAAACGAAATTGAGAAAGCTATCGCTGACAGTAATGACCGTTCTGCAAGTCGTAAAGATCGTATTGAGAACTGGAAACAAGCTATTACTGACAAGCGTGCTTACATCCGTGAGCAGAATGAGGCTATCAAAGAAGAGGAAGCTGACATCGAGGCATGTAACGATATTGATGTTGTACTTCAAAAACTTGAAAAATCAAAGAAGAGTTTTAAGGAAAAGTACGAAACAATTATCGGTCATTTGAAACTTGAAACTGACTATTCTAAGAAGATTAACGAACTTCAACAGCAAATAGAGAAGTACGAAGCTGATGAGAAAGCCTCTTTAAAATCCCACAAGCAAGCCGCTGATTCATTGAAGAAAGCGGAAAGTGCCTTAGAAAAAGCAAAGACTCTTCATGCCACCCAGTCTGACGAAACTGACCAAAAAGTAAAATCAGTCAGTGATCGAATTGCCTCACTATCAAAAGAGGTGCGCAATATTCAGAAGCAAGAGGATGAACTACAAACCAAACGCAAAGACATCCAAGAGAGCATAGCGTTTATATCAAAGTGGCTTGCAGGAGTGATAGTCTGTCCTAAGTGTAAACATGAGTTTGTCTTGAATCCAGATGTGGATGTAACAGAGTTCCGCAAGGAAAAAGAGCAAAAGGAAACAGAACAAGCACAAGTCCTCCAGCAGATTGAAGATATGCAAAAGCAATATGAAGATTGTGTTGCAGATGGTCGCAAAGCTCGTGCGGAAGAAGCGGCATTGGCAGAGACTCGCTTACAGATTGATAACGCTTTAAGAGAGGCTGAACAAGAAGTTTCTAAAGCTCGTAAATCTGAACAAACTGCATCTGACGATATGGAATATGCTCAGCAAAATATTGAACGTGTGCAAAAGCAATTAGATAACTTGCACAAAGATATGTTTGACGACGCTTTTGACACACTGGACAAGGACATCGCTCAGGACGAAGCTAATATTAAACAGTTCAAGCTCAATATCTCTAACGCTGAAGGTGCAATTAAGAGCTACGAAGAAAGTATTAAGGAGGCTGAGAATGCAGCTGAGACAGATATTGTTTCCAGCTTGAAAGAAAGCCAAATGAAATACCAAAAAGCACTTCAACAATCTATTCTTAATAAGGAAGAAATTGAGCGACAATACAATGAGTTCAAAGTTCAGGAGGCGAACTTTATAGAGTTCAAAACCTATCTTGCCAACATTAAGATTGACGCTATTAGTGAAATCACCAACAACTTCCTTGAATCTATCGGAAGCGACATTAGAGTAAGGCTTTCAGGTTACACACTCTTAAAGTCAGGAAAGGTAAGAGATAAAATCTCAGTTTCCTTGATACGTGATGGTATTGATTGCGGATCTTTCGAGAAATTTTCTAAAGGCGAGCAGACTCGTGTTGAATTAGCGAACATACTCGCACTGCATAAATTGACAAATGTAAACTGTGAATCAGGCAAAGGCTTAAATCTATTGGTGTTTGATGAAATACTCGATGCCACTGATGAACAAGGTTTGAGCAATGTATTTAAAGCAATTAACGATACACAGATTACATCCTTGGTAGTATCACATGGTAATGTTGCAGAAAATTACCCAAACCGCCTAATCATCAATAAGCATAATGGTATATCATTTATTGATTAATGCAAACAAACACCGAAACAGAACAGTTAACAAAGGAACAGGTACTTGGGCTTGACATTGCTACTCATACTGGGTATTTCAGTCTTGCAGAGCACGGTACATGGAACTTTACTGAGAGCATGAGGCGTAACAACAACAAGCAACATGCAGCCTTCAGGAACACTCTTATGGATTTCATTCAGAAGCACGGAATCAAACAAATCGTTGCAGAGGACGTGAATGTAAATAGTCACTTCACTGATACTCGTAAACTAAGCGAGTTTCGAGGTATTTTGCTGGAGATTTGCGACACCCTTGATCTTCCAGAGCCAGTATTCATTAACACATCTACTGTTAAGAAGTTTGCTACTGGTGATGGTCGTGCAGACAAGAAAAAGATGATGGAGTTTTGTCGTCAACGCTGGAAAACAGAACCTGTAGATGACAATGAAGCAGACGCTACTCACATTTTCTTCTGTTATGTTAAGCGGTTAAAATTATAAGATGATGGAAGAAAATAAAACAACACAACAAATTGATAAAGGTTTGGCAAAGCAACACGGTTACTACCTTCAAAACTTGGTTGACCGCTTCTGCCATTTCTTAGACCGTAAACCTCAGCCCTCCAAAGAGGAGGTAAGGGAAAAGTTTGTAAAAACCGAAATGGACTGGAAAGTCTACTGTGTAAAGCACAACCTTGGAATACGGGCATCTATGATGTTTAACGCAAAGATTGCTTATGAATGGGAAACAAGGTATGTGAACCCGAAAATCAAACACAAACAGTAGACCCCGAGACAGACCCCAAAGTTATCGCACGACGCACAGAGCTGTATAATAAGTATGTAAAACCATTTTACAACATGATATACAAGCTGTCAATGCAATACAGTCACAGTCCAGAGAACGTAGAAGAGAACTACACTGAGGTTCTTACCAACTTCTACAGGCGCATAGAAACCTATGACCCTTCCAGAAGCATCAGGACTTGGCTTCATATCTGCACCAAACGTCATATCATGGCATTGGAAAGGAAACGTCAGACAAGCAACAATATTAATTATGATAACGATATTGAGGATTATGGCGATGACACTTGCAGCTGTGACCATGCAGGAGCAAATATGATGGATGTCAGCAACTACAGAGAAATGTACAATGACGACATTCTCGCAGTGCTTGATGAATTAAAACCAATACATCGTGATGCGCTACTGCTACAAGAATCAGGGTATTCACTCAAAGAAATAGTTGAAATAGAGTATAAAAAAGGGACTCTCAAATCAAGGAATATTGAAACGGTGAAGAGCAGACTGTTCCTCGCCAGAAAGTATCTCAAAAAGCATCTAACAAGAGATGGTGAACGAATATTTGGTAGAGCAGACGAAGAAGATGTTTACGACGATTGCGATTAAACTTATCAATCCTCGTTTCAAATTTCCGCAAGGCGGAGCATCCACACGTCTTTTGACAAACGCATTGAGCAAATTAGAGAGAAAAGAAAATGGACTCTCCAGACAACGCATAGTCGACTATGTGGTATGCTCTGCCTACCCTTTTAAAGAGCGTGAGGAAGCCTGGACAATAAACCAGGTGTTTGGTCCTAAGTCTTTAGAACGCTTCAATACAGACAAAGGCAGAAGGTATTACGAAGATCAGTGGTTAAAGACCGCAAATATTACCAGAGCCAGTCTTCTGAAGATGATTGAAGACAAAAGCGAACATCCTCAGGCAAAGTATATCTACATGCCGATGGAAGAGCCTACTAAAAAACGTATGTTGAATACATCAGTCGGATATGCAATCTGCCAGGCATCCACTTTAGGCTGGAGTCCTGAAAGCGAAACATGCCGAGAGTGTAATTATATTCACAAATGTCAAATTGAAACACAAAGAAAATTTCCTGAAATATATAGACTAAGAGTGGAAAATGGCGTCAAATAACAAAACCAATGTGCTGTCTGAAGAGTTTTTGATGGACTTGTTCAGAACTTGTATGCAGGATAGCTATATCCTTGGTATGGTATGTCAGCACGTTGAAAAAGAAAACCTCCCAGATAGAGATTCTATTGTACTGTTCAAGGCTCTAAAACAATATTACACCAGGAACAACAAAGTACCTCCATATTCCGCTATTCGTGAGTTGATTGCAGAAAACAAGAGCGCAATACACCTACTACAAGACATTTTCGATACATCTAACGGACTGGAGACTACAGAATGCTTGCGTATGTTGGAAGAGTATCTTAAACGAGTACGATTTCAGAAAGCATACAAAGAGTCTGGTGCAGTATATACAAAGGATGGGTATGAAGCTGCGATGCGAGTGCTTGATGAGTATATGGAATGGCAAAAAACATTCTCACTAACCGATTCAGACTATACCGATGTTGCTGCTACATTTGCAGAACGATTTATACAGAACCGTAATGAAAATAATGAGCAACGTGCTAATAATAGACCTGTTACACGATTTTATATTGATGAACTGGACACACGCAACGAAGGTCGAGATTTACGCACCCAGCTAACCTATATTTTGGCAGCTACTGGTGTTGGTAAGAGTCACGCTGCACGTTGGATTGGCCGTAATGCTTGCTTGGATGGTTTAAATGTTCTTCACTTCCAGCTTGAAGGTAGTAAAAAAGAGGTAGTCAACGCTTATTCAGCAGCCCTTGTACAATGTAACGCATATCGTTATGAACATGGTACACTGAGAGATGCAGATGTACAGCGTATGGTAGAAGAACTTGAATCAGTTTCTGGCCACCTGTTTGTGAAAAGTTACCCTAAATTTAACTCTCATGTATCTACTATTGATATTAAGGAGAGTATTGCAGAGTTCAAGAAAAAGTTTAAGGTTGACCCCGACGTTGTTGTTATCGATTCAGCCGACTTGCTTACAGACTCTTCAGGTCGTAGATACGATGAGAAGGGAGAGCGTCATAAACGAGTTAAAGTAGCCAATGACTTAAAAGACTTAGCGGCTGACGAAAATATATGGATAGTAGCAACCTATCAAAGTACCGTAGAAGATCCCCAGTGGCTTAATGACGAAAAGAACGTATTCACCGAATATAACACGGCAGAAGCCAAGGGACTTTCAAGACCTCTAACACACTTAATTACATTAAATCAGAGCAGTAGCGAATACAAAGAACAAACAATGCGTATCAATGTCGCTAAGAGCCGTTTCTTTAAGAAGGGTGATGTATTCAAAATTGCAACCGATTACAATAATGAAGTGTTCTACGATAGGACAAGAACAATGAACATCAGCAAGACATTATAGTTATGTTTATAGACAGAGAAACCAAAGAATATTTGATAAAGGAACTGGAAATTGAACTGCACGCTAAACTGGATGGTGGACGAAAAAACCTTATAGTACCCACCTGCCCTTATTGCGGAAAGCAAGGTGGAAAGTTCGGTATCTTTGTAGGAGCTGAAACAGAAAAGAAAAAACTGTTCATGTCTCACTGCTTCTCATGTGGACATACTACAAAAGATATTAACCAGCTTCTTGATGATATTGGCCGCCCAGATTTAAAGGTTGAAGAAACAGCTTCATTCAGTCCGCTGGAAGTTCCAGAGTTTTTTGGAGTTGAAGAAGATGAGATTGACGATGAACTGGAGGAAGTTGAGATGCCTGAAGGATATAAACGTTGCTACAAAAATCGCTACCTCAAATCACGAGGCTTTGAATTTGAAGACTACGATTACTTCCCAGTAGGCACAACAAGGGGGCTTAATTTTAAGTTTGATGATTATGTGATATTTCCCATCATAGATAATGGCAAAGCCGTAGGTTATGTATCACGCCATATTTGGAGTAAAGCTGATATTGACGAATACAATAATCGAGCAAAACGTAATGGAAAATATCAGATAAGGCGATACAATAACAGCCTTGAAAACGATTTTATTAAGCTCCTGTACAACTATGATACAGTTATTGAAGATGAGACGGACACAGTAATTATCGTGGAAGGTATCTTTGACGTAATATCACTGACAAGAAAGCTCGACTTATATGAGAATAATCGAGTGTCCGTAGTTGCCACCTTTGGTAAAAAAATCTCGGACACACAGATTTATAAACTTCAAAGCAAAGGTGTTAGAACTGTCGTTATCGGATATGACTCAGACGCTATGGAGGCTATCAATAAAGCAGCCAATCAGTTAAATGAATACTTTGATGTATATATCGCTAAAATCGACAGTGATGGCAAAGACTGGGATGAAATGCCATATGAAGACATTTACCAGACCTTTTCTTACAATCTTTGCACGCCAGTTGAATATAAGCTACAGACTATATGACACAATAAATTAACAACTTAGAATTAGTTATGGCAAAGAAACAAAATAGAATTACAGAGCTATACGAATGGCTCGACAATAATAAAATTCAATATGAGAAAGTAGACAACGAAGTAATCTTTATTCCAGAATTTGGCAAAGCATACTTTCAAGACACACAGAAGTCAGGCTATCATTCAATCTTCCGTAAAGACCGTGATGGTGAAACAGTGTTTAATAGCGTGGAGGAACCAGATGTACTGATGGCAGAAGATATTAACTATATTGTGTTCAAGTTTGGTGATGGTTTCTATTACCACGATATGCGAGGCGCATTCAAACTAAATATTCTAAAATATGTAGGACAACGCCAACCCAGTTCTCGCAAAGAAAAGTTTGTTAATTTAGGTGTACACACACCATTTGAACTACTTAATGGCAGTTTTATGCCACAGAAATGGGTTGAGAAGGCTAAATATTTAGGTTTAGACGCTCTCGGTATTTGCGACCACAACACAATGGCAGCTTGCTTCCAGTTCTATAAAGCATGTAAAGAAGCTAATATTAAGCATATCTTCGGTTATTCTCTAACTGTCAATGACGAAGGCGAAAAGTTTGGAGCTAAGGTTTATGTACAAACTAACAAAGGTTATCGCAATCTTCTTAGGATTCAAAAAGCCATTATGGTTGACAACGTAGAAAATAAAACTATCTCATTGGACGAATTATTAACTCGTGGAGAGGGTAACGTGCTTGTCATGGACAAATATACCCCTTCTTACATGGATGAGCATAGGGACGTTCTACAGAAGCTCACAGAAGCATTCGATGACATCTTCTATCAAGTAGACCTATCAGAATACAAAGCCGAGCGTATTGATATACGAGTTCTGGAAGCAACAAAGTACTATTTCGACAAATGCTATGAAGATAGTCAGTTTCCAGCACCAATCCTTATCAGCGACTGTTATTATCTTGACAAAGACGATGCAAAGAACAAAATTATTCTTAACAAGGTTGCGGAGGGTGCAGCACACGAACAGAGTGATGACCAATACTTCAAAGACATTGACGACCACTTTCAACTCTTCGCTCAGACTTTTGGTGATAACTGGGATGTTGATGATTTGTTTGCAGAATGTTGTGAGAATACAGTAAAAATTGCTAACGGTGCAGTTGCAGAATACGACTTGGCTCGTAATTATATGCCTAAGTACGACATGACTGATGAAGAGAAACAGAAATATGGTACCGTTCACAACATGTTCGTTCAGTTATTGGAAGAAGGCCTTAAAAAACTAACGCCTCCAGGACAAGAAGAACGTTATCGTAAGCAAATGGAATATGAGAAATACATCATTGAAAGTACCGATAACGTAGACTACCTGCTTGTGCAATACGATACTTGCAACTGGGCACGCAGAAACAATATTTTGGTAGGATGCGGACGTGGATCAGCAGCGGGGTCTCTTTTATTGTATCTCTTAGGTGTTACACTGATTGACCCTATCAAATACGACCTTATTTTTGAGCGTTTCTTGCTTCCAGAACGTGCAGGTTTGTTTCCTACAGATACAACCATCATAGGAGAAGACATTGATTCGACAGACTATATGGAAGTTGAACTGGAATCAGGAGTTGTACTAAAAATAGACAAAGACGCCCAGCTAATTGTCAAGAGAGACGGAGAAGAGGAGCCTATTGTTATTTACGCAGACGAACTGGAAGATAACGATGATATTCTGTTCGACAATAAAGACGAAATATTTACTATTCACGAATTATAATATGGATTATGCAGGAGTTAGCGAGACGTCAACAAATACAGTTGCACAAACATCGCAAAAACAAAAAGATTGGTTGAGTCTTACTCCAGAAATGGCAGAAGCGTTTAAGCTAATCGAAGAAACAAATGAGTGCTTGTATATTACAGGCAAAGCTGGAACTGGCAAAACCACATTCCTTAAATTCATAGTAAAACATACCAACAAACAATTGGCTGTAACAGCACCAACTGGTATTGCAGCCATTAACGCTGGAGGTGTTACATTACATAGTTTATTTGGCATTCCATTTGGCGTACAAGACCCTAATGCCCCTATGCGTGGCAATATGAAGCAGTCAAAGATTGAACTCTTTAAGCGTCTTGACACACTGATTATCGACGAAATAAGTATGGTACGCCCTGATGTATTAGACTACATTGACAAGAAGCTAAGACTTTACCGCATGACCAACAGACCATTTGGCGGTGTGCAAATCATCATGTTTGGAGACCTTTACCAATTGCCTCCAGTAGTCAAGTCAGACGAGAAGAATATACTATTGCAAATGTATCGAGGTATTTATTTCTTCTACGCACACGTTTGGTTGAGTGAAGGTTTCCGTATGATAGAGCTAACACATGTATTCAGACAACATGACGAGCGTTTTGTAGAGATTCTTAATAATATCCGTAGCTATAAAATGTTCAATAGAGACATAGAGGACTTAGATAAGGTGCGTGACCGTAGAGAAAGTCAAAACTATAGCAATAACCATGTACACATCTGCGCATTAAGACGAGACGTTGATAAGATTAACCAAGAGATGCTCGGTACTGCAACCCATATGTTTGAAGCTAAGACTGAAGGCACTTTTGCACAAGGGTCAATGCCATGCGACCAGGTACTATATCTCAGAGTAGGTGCAAGAGTAATGATGTTAACTAATGACAGAGGAAGGCAATACTACAATGGTTCTTTGGGTGTAGTTACAGGTATCACAGATAATGATATAACCATTCGCCTTGATACTGGTATCACTATCGTAGTTGAGAAATTTGAATGGACGTCCAAAGAATACGAGATGAAAGATGGTAAGGTGGTTGAAAAAGAAACAGGCAAATGCACCCAGTTCCCAATCTCTTTAGCGTGGGCAATTACCATCCATAAGAGCCAAGGTCTTACATTCGACAAGATAGTCATTCATACTAAATACTCATTCAGTCCAGGAATGCTCTATGTAGCACTTTCACGCTGTACATCACTGGAAGGTATCATATCAGAAACCTTTATCGATAAAAAACTTATCATTCCAGATAATCAATTGATCGCCTTTGATAGGGCTTGTGCCGCACATAACGGTAAGTTTAATCGAGAAACTTACAGAAGCATGAATTTAAAATAATCAACAGTTATGAAAAAGTACACAGGAACCAAAACTGTTCAAGCTGAGCCAATGGTGCTTGGTGAGTATATAAATAACTGTATGAGTGATCACATATACAATCCGTACACTACCAACGGCTCTGAACAACACTTATTGAGTGATCCAGGCTATCATGTAGTTCATGAAGACGGTCAATCGTCGTGGTCTTCAGCAGAAGCGTTTGAGAAAGATTATAAGCCCAGTGAAACATTTATTGAGCGTCTTGAAATAGAACGAGATGAAGTTGCTGAGAGACTTAACAAATTGCGGAGATTTATGAATAGTGATGCGTTTGAAAAGTTGGACTGTGATAACCGCAATTTGTTATACTGTCAAGAAATCGAAATGATTGAATACCACTCTACACTTTGTAAAAGACTTAAACTTGCAAAAAAATTAAAGACCACGTGAACTTACAATTATGAAAGCAATTAAAATTAAACATATCAAAAGTACAAAGCCAGTCAGTGTAGTTGACTGCTTTGTAGATGGAGGATACAGAAAAGATGCTCATGGATCGCTCCCTGACGTAGACCAAGACTTCCAGAGCGATAAGCGTCAAGAAGTCAAAGAGTATTACGAACGTCGCTACAACCATAATGGCAAGCAACGTGTGTTCTCAGCAGGTACATTTACAACATTGAAAGTGAAAGCGGTTATCAAAGACGTTGCTCGTACAATGCGAATTGCACCATCACTTGTCAATTATCTCACAGCCATATTTGAGGATGACAAGATGGACTACACTGGAATATTTGAGCTTGCCTCACAGAACAAGAAGGTAGCCAAGTTTATTCACGATTACCCAATGTTGTTTGAAAACATACGCACCCTGATGTCACAACCTCGTTCAAGTTCAATACATGCTTCTGCATTGCTTGTAACACCAGACTCTATGGATGGAGAGGATATGGAATGTTTCGACTATGTGCCTATCAAGAAAGTGGACGGTGTACTCGTATCGGAAGACGATGGTTATAGCTTGGATGAACTTGGATTGCTAAAGAACGACTGTCTTGCAACAAAAGAGTTATCAAAACTTCATGAAACAATTGACCTGGTGAACGCTAACTATAACACAAGCGTTAATATGGAAGAAATTGTGCGTGGCAATATGGACGACCCAAAAGTGTATGAGCTATTAAGACAAGGGTTTACTCAAAATGTATTCCAGTTCTCTTCTACGGGTATGACAAAGTTCTTGGTAAGCATGAAACCAAACAACATTCATGACTTGATTGCGGCTAACGCATTGTTTCGCCCAGCTACTCTTGATTCAGGCTCTGCTGACACCTATGTGAATTGTAAAACTGGATATATTGCCCCAACCTACTTATGGGGAACCTACAATGCGATGAAAGACACTTTCGGTGTGCTTTGCTATCAGGAACAACTTGCTCAGATTTCACGAGAGGTAGGTGGATTATCATTGGCAGAGGGAGTAAAACTCGTAAAGTTTATCTCTAAGAAGAAGCAGGATAAGATTGACGCCATGAAAGATAAGTTTATGAGCGGTGCCCAAGCCAACGGATGTCCTATTGAAGATGCAAAGAAAATATGGGAGATGTTTGAGGTTGCTGGAGGATATTGCTTCAACAAATCACACAGTACCGCTTATGCTGCAACCGCTTATGTAGGAGCATGGTTGAAAGCCAACTACCCTACTGCATTCTATACAATCGCCCTCCAGTGGGCAGATGACAAGGAACTATTACCTATCATGTCAGAAATGAGCGCATGTAGTGTAGCTAAGGTGGTTTCTCCAGACATCAACAAGAGTGGTATGAGTTTCTATACAGACTACCAAACCAACTCTATATTCTGGTCACTATCAAAAATAAAAATGCTCGGCGTTAAAGCGGTAGATTGGATTATCAATGAGCGCAACAAGAACGGTGAATTTACTGGTGTGATTAACTTCATCGAGCGAGTATTCAAATACAAGTTAAAGAAGTATGAATACTGGGACGATCCAGATAACGAAGATGAAGCCACACGCTGTCCAGTCAATGCTCGCCATGTACTAAATCTTATATTAGCGGGTTGCTTCGATAACGTAGAACATGCAGGCTCTGTCATCGAACGTTATGCAATATTAGAAAAGGCAGCGGAAACATTAGGATTTGAAATCAAGCCTGAAGATTTTCCAGAAGAGATGATTGGCAAACATTATTTCTGGGCACAAAAGCAAATCAAAGTATCAGGTCTTGGTGCAATTGATTACAAACGTATCTATGACAACTCAGATATTAAACAAAGCATTCGTGGTCGTGCTACCTATAGAAACTTAGCAGACATCGTTAAGCCTGAGTTGGACGGAACCAAAGCTATTGTGTGTGCGACTATCATTGAGATTGATGAGAAGAAATTTACCAGCAAGAAAACTGGTGAACAAGAAGTTTTCTGTAAGCTCACACTCCAGCAAAACAATGATACAACAAACTTGATTATTTGGTCGAGTGAGTGGAAGAATGCAAGAGCACAAATTATCAATAATAAAAACAAAATCATCATTTGTATGGCTGGAGTACGCTACAGTGAGTTCTCTGGAAAGAACGAGCTTCAGCTAACACGTAATAATTTAATAGACGTATTATGAAACAAACGGTTATAGCAATTGTAGGTCCATCAGGAAGTGGAAAGACCACTCTCGCAGAACACTTAAAATCGGTGGCGAATATTCCCACCATCGTTAGTTGGACCACAAGAGAGATGCGCAAGGGAGAAAAGAGTGGTCGAGAACACTGGTTTGCAAATTATACAGCAGTTCCCCCACATGAATTTATGGTAGCTCACACTATCTTTGGTGGAAATCACTACTGGGTGACTCATAAAGACATTGAAGACGCAGGATCTGTGGTTACATATGTGATTGACGAACGTGGATTGCTGATGCTACAAGAACACGCAGACAAATACAATGTCGTACCAATTCTCATCCAGCGAGACGAAGATAAATTGATTAAGTCGGTTGGCATTCACCGTGTAAAACGTGACCTTGGTCGTACTCAACTTGACAAGACAGCTTACAAATATATTATTACAAACAACGGCAAACTTACAGAGTTCTTAGAAAAAGGAATGGATGTAGTAGCACAAATCATACAAATTTATGACAACACCAACAACTGATAACACACCTATTGTAGCATTCACAATAGACTTTGAGACTGGAGGATTAAAATGTCAAACTTCAGCTTGCACCCAGATAGCGATTCATGCTACACGACTTGATACATTTGAAAAGATTGGCTCATACGTCAGCTATATCCAACCTTATGACCGCAAGGATATTAAAGGTGTTGGCAGTACTAAAAAGGTGTTGAAAAGCAAGTATGATGTGGATGAAAAAACTCCTATGGATTACGAGGATAAAGCACTTGAATATTCAGCTATTACAATGGATATGCTCTATGATCAAGGAAAGCCAATTGAAGTTGTGGGCAAGGAAGTATGCGAATTTATCGCCAGCATGACACCAAAGTGTAGTAAAAACAAAAAGCCTTTCCTAATTGGACAAAACATTCCTTTTGACGAAGGGTTTTTCTGCCAGCTTATGGAGTACTCGGGTATGATAAATGAAGTAAAGAAACACCTTAGAGGTCACGAGGACTTTTACGGACATTGGCACCCGCTATACCTTGATACAATCACTATCGGACAACTTGCGCTATGCCACCAGCCTAATATGAACTCATACAAACTGGAGATTATGTGTGAGAGCTTGGGAGTTGAACTTGACGATGCTCACGATGCCGATGCCGACGTATCTGCTACAACCAATGTTGCAATGGTACTAACTAAACGTATGAGAAGTCTTGGTGGAGACGACGATGATAATACATTGGCGGTTTCTAAAGCAGAAAAAAGTAGAAAACATTTTAAGATTTAGAAATATGGAAGAACAAGAAAAAGACATCCAGTTAGACCCTGTTGAAGAACCCACAGTTGAGTTTAAGCTAAATAGTGACCGTAGCGTGTATAGAGTAACCAACCAAGAGCTTAATGAGCCGCTTGTAGAGATTACAGGATATGACCTTCAAATTAACTTTAATATGCAGTATTTGAGGAGCATTGAAGACATTGAAGCAGCGAAAGAAGGTATCGCTAAACTATTTGGTGAAATAATCATGGATAAGCTATTGGAATACCGCAAACAATCGACTTAATTTCCATCTATTCGTTATAAACGGAAGGCACTACGTTTCGTGGTGCCTTTTTAAGATTATAGCGAATGAATAACAAAACCCTTACCAAAGAAGAACAGTACTATTGTGAGCTTTATGTTCACGGAGATGCGCCTTATACTGGTAATGCTTCTATATGTTACAAAGAAGCATTTGGTGAGCCTGATTGTAAAACTACGCACATGAAAGCAATGCGTATTATGCACGACCCCAGAATAAAGGCAAAAATTGAGGAGCTGGAAGTGCTATCCGCAGAGGACCATAGCTCTATGAAAAAGTTTCTTACTACAAATTTGAAACACATCGTAGAGGAATGTACAACCGCTGTCTATAGGGATAGAAGAGGAGCATGCCTATCTCCAGCTCCATTGCGTAGTGTAGCTGTTGGTGCATCAAAAGCACTAATGGACTTATATCCAGTTAAGGAAGCGCAAAAACACGAACTTAGTATTGGTGGCGCAGGTGAAGGCGGTATCACTTTCAACGTGATTGTTCCTGAACAAGCCAAAGAAGTAAAACCAACGGATGATGAATAATGATTGAGGTTATTGTTGCAATTGTAAGTGGTTTGTTAGCTGGCGGACTTACACCTTTCCTTTTCTTCAAACAAGACCGTAACTCGAAGGAAATTGAAAACGAAGCTAAACAGTCTGAAGAATGGAAGAAGCTCTACGAAGAAACTAAAGAAGAATTGAAAGAACGTGATGAAAAAGTAGATGCACTTTATACACAAATTCATACTCAACGTGACAATGAAGCTGCTATGGCAAAACACATCACGGAAATTGAAGTTGAGAATACTAAATGTAAAATGTTGATGTGTGAGGTACCCTCATGCCCTAAACGTCAACCACAAAGTGGATATTAAATTATGAAGATAGGTACTAAAACAAAAATACTCCCTTCCAGTGAACTTGATAATATGGGACTCAAACAACTTGCAGGCATTACTGGAACTGTTGTGCAAACAGTGTACAAAAAAGATGGAAGTCTTCATGGTGCATGGGTTCAACTCCCAGGATTGTGGGAAGGAGAAAAAGAGTGGTTTATTCCTGAAGTTTCACTAAGTATAGTTTAATTATGAAGTTAAGAGTTAGACGAGTTACATTGAATCCAGATTATACAATTGGTAAGCTGGAAGTGTGGAAAAATGGTGCATGGGCATACCTGTGCGATACAATTGAAGATAAAGTAAGAGATCTTAACAAAAATGGTAAGTTCGATAACGGTGAGAAAAAGATAAGCGGTCAAACAGCTATACCTTACGGAACTTATGAAATTACCATGAATGTTGTTTCCCCCAAGTTCTCTGATTTTAACAAGTACCCATACGCACGCCAATACAGAGGCTACATGCCTCGTTTGCTTAATGTTAGTGAGTTCGATGGAGTTTTGATTCATCCAGGCGCAACAGCATTGAGTAGTGCGGGCTGTATTATTGTGGGTCGCAACACTGCTGTAGGACGTGTAACAGACTCTCAACAGTGTTGGCATAGTTTAATGCAAAACTACTTCCTACCAGCCAAGAAAACTGGTGAGAAGATAACAATTGAAATTATATGAAAACCAAGTGTATTTGGGTTATAGTAACGGTCATGGCATTAGCCTTGACCTTTGCTATTTATGCCCCCAGCTCACAATCAAGTAGAGCTATTCAAGAGAATGATGATGGAGTAAAAGTCACACGTATTGATAGCATCGTATATGATACCATTAAATACGAAATGCCTATTCCTCGTGATAGTGTAGTAATACGATACGAGACAGTAAGACTCCCAGTAGTAAAGAAACCAATTCACAAAGAAACCATAGACACCTTCATACAGTCTATTTCAGATAGCGTAGACGTTGCAATACCTATTATACAGAAGGAATATAGGGATAGCACATATTATGCTCGTATAAGCGGTTATAAAGCTAATCTGGATGAAATACACATCTACCCTAAAACAATATATCGAACCACAATTATTAAAACAAAGCCTAAGAAATTTGGAATCGGTGTTAATGCAGGGTATGGATTTAGTAAGAATGGCACAACGCCTTATGTTGGCATAGGAGTACAATATAATATTTTATCGTGGTAAAATTTCATTAAAATAAAAACCCAAATCTGATACTCCAGCTATTCTTCTGTGAACAATAAATAAAAACAATATGGAATTACACATCAAAGACAGGATTTATATTCCTCAGTTGCTCCCCCAATCTAACAACTTCATGGGATTCAACTTGAAGCGTGAGATTACAAAGAAGGTAGCACTAACCGCTGAGGATGAGAAAACTTACAAAATTAAAGAAGAAAAAGAACACAATCGTGTGGTATGGGACGTAAAAAAAGACCGTGAACTACCTCTGATTGTTGATTTCACTAAGGACGAGTTGAGCTATCTGAAGACTGCTTGTGAAAAACTTGCGGAAGCTCCTTATCCTGATGATTTTTGGCTAACCGTTGAAAAAATTTACAACGCCGCAAATGCCGAGTAAACTCTTGCCCCATGTTTATATAAAGGAAATGCCACCCAGTACAAGGGTGGCTTTTTTATTTAAATGAAAATTCAACCATTTAAAATTAGACCACCTATTCTTTTATATAACCAAAAACAAAAAAAACAATGGATAACAAGACAAGTAACCGTGCGCTTGGCTTTCTTATTTGGTTTAGGAAGCACTATAATGGCGAGTCGGATAAAACCTATCATCAGATGGCTAACGACTATGGGCAAGCTAATTATGGCGCACTGAGAATGTATCTTCTTGAACTGGCTGAGAATGGCTATGTTAGAATTATCAATAAATCAAAGCGCACCCAGCGTTTTATAGTAGTAGAATCTAAATTTATGGAACTTATATGACAACACCTAAATTATGCAAAAATTGCAAGTTCTTCAATGAAGGAATAAAAATACACTTGCTTAACGAAATACATTTGCCGTCTCATTGTCGTGCAATGGATCATTTTATTTCCGCCTCTGCGAACTGGAAGTGTAGCAACGACCTGTTTGAAGAACGTAAAAAATAATGAATACAATACCTCTTCCTACCCCACCAGGCTTGATAAAAGTGTGTGGATGAAGAGGTATTAAACGTATAATTAAAAAGTATTTGGAATGCCAGAATTAGTAGCACCCACTAATATTACAATTAATTTTACACCTTCCAAGAAACAATATGAACTATGGAAGTTACTACAACCAAACCAATGCCCTCATTGCGGTGGAACTATTGACCAAGTAGAATGTGGCGTAGATAGAGACGGACATCCTATATACAAGCCACAATGTCAAAAATGTGGTTCGTTCGACTTACCACAGATTATTCTTGGAGGAGGAGCTGCTGGTGGAGGAAAAGCACTTAAACTTGACGAATTGGTATGCACGCCCTTTGGCTTTCGAGAAGTTGGTGTTTTAAAGGAAGGTGATGTTATTACTAACCCCACAACTGGAGGGACGCAGAAGATTGTATATATGCACCCAATTGAAACGCACGACTATTATCGTGTAAAATTCATTGATGGTACATATATAGATTGTTCTGCTGGTCATTTATGGAACTGTCATGTTGACAATGATAAAAGCAAATATGACAAATATAATGAAGAGCCACCTGTTGACAAAGTGTGGAAAACCGATGTTATGTACGAATGGTATAAAGAAAAAACCAAAGAGACGTATTTAGCCATTCCTTTGACAGAACCCGTACAATTTACACCAGATAACCGTAAACCAATTATTGCCCCATATATTCTTGGAGCATTAATTGGAGGCGGGCGTTTTCAATCGTATTCTGGAGGGTCTAATATTGTAACACTCACTTCTATGGACGACGAAATAAAAGGTCGTTTTGAAGAGTATGGTTACGATATATTTAATTTTGTTTTAAATGACAGCTATAGAAGAACTAAGACTTATTCTATATATAGCACAGAACTTATCCAACAATTACGAGAACTTGGGTTAACGGAATGCACATCTAAAACAACGTTCATACCTCAAGACTACAAAACATCTACCATTAAAGACCGCATAGCTTTAATACAAGGCTTGATATACACTGATAGCTATATCGATAGTCGAGGGCATATCATTTACACAACTATTAGCAAACAGTTGGCAGAAGATGTAGCATTTATAGTACGTTCTTTAGGCGGAATAGCAACAATTACCCAAAACAAAGATGGCTATAAAAAGAATGACAAACACATCCAGTGTACCGACGCTTATGATGTTCAAATATGTTCCAAAATGAACCATGAGTGGTGTGGACTATCATACAAAAAAGAACTTTTTATATACAATTTTAGTGATTGTTTTAGTAAATTGAGCAAACGTATTGTAGACATAGAGTACATTGGCAAACAAGAGGGACGCTGTATCACTGTTGACGACCCCAGCGGCTTATTTGTAACAAACGACTTCACGGTCACTCACAACTCATATCTCGGTAGTTGCTGGATTGTCATAAACTGTATGACTTTCCCAGATTTGCGTGCTGTAATAGCTCGTAAGACCATTAAATCACTGAAAGGCTCTACTTTCAAGACTATGAAGAATGTCTTAAGAGAATGGGGATTGAAAGAAAATGTCAATTACAAGATTAATAATTTGGAGGGCGTTCTAACATTCTGGAATGGATCAACCGTAGACCTTATAGAATTAGAAGACCAACCTTCAGACGCAGATTTCCAACGACTTGGAAGTAACGAATGGTCTATTGGCATGGTTGACGAAGCCTCAGAAGTATCAGAGCGAGCTATTGAAGTTTTGTTTTCTCGATTGCGTTATAATATTGACGCCACCTTCAAAATTTCACGCCTCCTATTAACTACCAACCCATGTATTACGTGGATTAGAGACAGATTTGTACAAGACTCAGAAGGTAATCCTGTTATTCCACGAGAAGGAGAAGCGTACGTACCGTTTTCCGTATTTGATAACCCTAACAAAGGCTTTGTGGCTATCTATCGTGCGTCATTGGAGAAAATTACAGACAGAGCTACAAAAGAACGTTTATTGTATGGAAACTGGAACTTTGTCGATTCTAATGAGGCAGCAGCTTACTGGAAGTTTGACGGTAACGATCATTTGGTGGATGGCTTAAGAGAAAAAGTGTACAACCCATTGCATCCAGTTATTCTTAGCTTCGACTTCAACGTCATACCTTATATGTCATGTCTTGCCATGCAAATAGACTACGACAACAAAAAAGTATATGTACTGGAAGAGATTTTAGGTAAGCCTGAAGATAAAGAAAACAACACGCCCAAGCTCGCACAGAAGATCCGTAGAAAATACTTAAACGGAGGACACACTGGAGGACTATTCGTTACTGGAGACCCAGCAGGTTTAGCTCGTTCGACTCAAACCGAAGAAGGTGTAAATAACTTTACCATTCTAATGGATAATCTGAACGACTCTATTCTCAGGCCAAAGCGCAAGCTCTTAACAAAGCAGCCACCTCAGACTACTCGCTTAGAGTTTGTCAACGCATTGTTTGAAAAGTATGATGGTTGGGAAATTTTGATAGATATGCGATGCCGTAAACTTACAGAAGACCTTATCTATCAGAAGAAGAATGCTGACGGCACAAAAGAGAAAAAGAAGGTTAAAGACCCCAAGCTCGGTGTCAAGTTTGAGAAATACGGACACTTGTCAGACTGTCTCGATTATTTCTGCTGTCTGTTCGTTAACAATGCTTGGTCACACTTCTTGTCAAAAGGTGGGTCAAAAATTGCGACAGTTAACAATGCACCTGTATATGGAGATTTTAATTATTGACGCTTATGTATAGAAGATTCTTAAATAATAACGACTATCTCAGAATCATCACCGAAGAGGCATTGTCTCAGATGATAAGAGGTAAAAAGGAACGCTTCAGTATGGCTGAGGAAGCCGCAGAAGCGTCTATTGTAGAGTACTTGACAGATAACTACATGATTGAACAAGAACTCGCTGTAGGCAAAAATTTGTTTGAATATAACAATCAAGTTTCTTACCCAGCTGGTGCCCACTTTTACCATGATGGTAAAATTTATCAAGCTCTACGCTCAATCGCTGGTATCAAGCCACCTTTTACTACGCCATACTGGAAGGAGCTTACTGACTATAATAAGGAGCTGTTTGAAAGTGCAACGCCATATAGTCAATTGCAAACATACTCTCCAGGTCAAGTTGTTACCTTTGCTAATCTCCATTTTATATGTATGGAGTATAATGGTTTTGATTTCAACAATATTCGACTACCTGGAGTAGCTGCTTGGGAAAAGCAAGACGTACATGAATGGCAACCTAATGTAACCTACAATGTGTGGGAAGCTGTTTCATTCAAAGGTAAATTCTATGCGCTTCTTACTACAGAGAATATCGACCTTACTGCCAATCCTGAAGTTGTAGACCAATGGGGTTTAATAGGAACTTACAAGCCAGACTATAAATATGAGCTTAACGGCCATGACTATGTGGAATACGAAGGCTCATTGTATATTCCAGTGATTAACCCTGTAGCAGACGAGTTAAAGGTAGGTTACAATATTTGCGAACACGACCCTCGCAATAGTAATATCAAAAAACACATGGTACAATTGGCGTTGTATGAGCTTCACAAACTTATATCACCAAACAATATCAGTTCTGCTCGCATTACCGACTACGAAACATCTATTGCATGGCTAAGAGATGCGAACAAGATGCGCATTAATCCTAACATACCTCGCAAGCTGGATGAGGAACAGAAGCCTGTTGCGGAGTTCGCTACAGCTACATACATGCGAGACTATGATCCATATAAAAATCCTTGGCAAATTTAGGTTTCTTTGATTCTTTGTCATATTTTTACTTTGACAGGGGCCCGTTGTGAAACGAGCCTCTGTTTTTTATTTATACGCCTGCACTCATAAACACATTTGTAAGCATCTCACGATTTTGTTCGCATTCACCATTATAATAGTGTGCTTGAATCATATCGACGCTTGTACCTGCTGCATTAGCAACATATGATATTGGTAAACCATTATTAAGAGCCACAGTAATAGCGGTGTGACGAAAAACATATGTGTGAAGCTCATAGTCCGTCTCCAGCTGTTTGCCAATATGTTTGAGCCATATATTAAGATTGCTACGAAATTTCTTAAACACATAATCCTTAGTTGCGTGTTTTTCTTCTTCCTCATCATTCATAATTGGGAAGACATAACCATCCTTGGATTTACCTTTATACTTATCGATGATTGAGCGCATAACTGGAGTGATTGGTACCTCAACTTGTCTATGTGTCTTCTTACGTTTGGTGACTACTGTATTTCGTTTGGTTATATCACGCACCTTCAGTTTAATAACGTCACAAGGAGAAAAGAATGTATGAAACATAAACACACAGAAATCGTAATATAACTCAACTTGCTTACGATTTTTATACTGCGGTGTAATATCACGCACGCTCATATTAAGAAAAATTCTAAGCTGTTCCTGTGATAAAACTTCAGGATGTCGTTGTTTTACCACATTGCGATCTGGGTCATAATCATTAAACAAGAAATCACCAATCTGTTTGATTGAGAAATTAACTTCCTGGTCACGGCTTGCTCTTCCTAACAACGCACGAAATGTTTTGGTGATTCCACGATAGCCTTTGCGTCTTGCAAATATATAGGCAATGCCTACCATACGATTATAGTCCAATGTCGTGAATGCCAACGCAGGGAATGCTGGAATGTCCTTACGGCAACGTGAAAGCAACTTCTGATACACTTCATAGTTGCAACCATGTTTTGCCTTCTCACGCAAAATTACGGTCTCCAGATACTTTTCTACGCTGTTGGAATATTCACCTACAGACCAGCCGTTTACTTGAATGCCAACGTTATGTTCAGGAACACGTGCCTGATAAAAATTAGCAACCTGCTTTGCATTAAGTTCTGGGTGGTCCTGAATGAGCTTCCAGTAAATTTGATAAAACTCTTCAAGTGCACGGTTGTTTTCATTGTAGGAAACAGCGTACGCACTAAACTTTTGTTTGTCTTGATTGAAATGTTTGAGATTCGGATTTCCTTTCAACAAATATTCGACTCTCTTGTAGAAGCGTGTCTTAGCTTCTGAAATGCGTAAAACGAGCACACCGCCACGCAAAATAAATTTTAGCCTCACCATAATGCTGAGTAATTTAAATTGAATTTGAATATGATGAACCTCGTGAGACAGTAAGTGTGCGTCCTTAGTGTGCATCTTAGTGTACACTTTTTGATAAAACCTCAAATTAGTGTACATTTAGTAATTTCTCACTTAACCGATTCCATGTTGTTGCCAACTCAACTAAGATGCCTATAAAAAGGGGGCTTGTGCGCCGTTTAAATAGTGTGCATCTTCTAAGGAAAAAGCCCTGTAGAAACAAGGTTTCACAGAGCTTTGCGGTGCGTACGGGGGACATCACCTATTTCATTCTAACTCACTGAGAGTCAGCGACTTTCTACTTTATGAAACCATCGAAATGTACACTTTGTGAACAGTACCACTTGGTGTGTCTCTCAGATTCTTGATACGAAGATATAACTATTTTTTGATTCCTGCAAATTTTTCAAGCAATAGATTTTCAGCAAATTACAGCATTTTCTTGTGCAAGTCCCACTTAACCGAAAACAACTGCCTCATTATCAGGACACAATTCAATGCACACCATTTGGAAAACCAATAAAAAATTTTAGAATTAACTGCTCGTAGATACAAAAAACCACCCTCCAGAGCAGTCATCTGGAAGGTGGAAAACAATGAAAACACATCGTAACAACAAGAAACGAATGTATATTTATTTTAGTGTAAGTACCGAAACAAGGCCTTCTTCAATCATATTGCGCATTTCACCCATAGGAATGCCGTCCAATTCGGTTTCGCCACTCTCAGCGTCAACGGCAAAGAAAATATAGAATAAAAAGTCTACATCATTGAGCTTCGCAATATAACTGCGACCGTCAATGGTTAGCACATAAGTTTTGCCAACCACCATATCTCTAAGTCCTCTTACAGGAGATGAATCTACAGTCGAGCTATATGTAACAGTACTCGAAACATCTGGCTTAACAACTTGGCCATGCTTGTCACAGGCAAAATGATAATTGTCACCATCAATGAGTACATGTATGCCAATGCCATCGCCCTCTTTGCAACGGAACAAGTCAACCTTTAATTTGTTCTCCTCAGCCTTCTCACCATTCATTTTCTCCTGAAGTGCATAACCGAGAAGGAACCATATATTTTCCTCAATCCTCTTTAGGCAAATCTCTTTACCGATATTCTCATCATAATTGGCTGGATCCACGCAGGTAGTTGATTCACGCAATGTAAAACCATTCTTCATACGCACGGTGACGTATGTGCAAGGCTTGCCAAACTCCATAACTGTGCGGACAATCACGTCTTGCATGTTAGCCTGCACTTCTTCTTTGGTAACTTTGTTCTTTTCCATATATATAATAATGTGTTAAAAACTGAGCAGAGCTACGATAGATGAGATAGCAAGAACTATCCAGAATACAATTGGGAATATCATGCCAGCAAGAATATCTGCCCAGTCAATCTTATTACCATACTGTTTATCTTTAATCTCCAGTGAAAACATTGTAGCAAAAGTTGCTACTGTAGAACTAATACCAGCAGCCCACATAGGAGAGCCTGTTGCTGCACTGGAGGTAAATACAGAGAAGAACACTGCCACTCCACCAAGGAAGTGCCATAAGTGTGTCACATCATTTAAAAATACATCTATAACAGTCCAATACTTTTTCATTACTATAAGTTTGTTTAATATGAATAGCTGTATAAGTTAATAAGCGTTTTAAAAAATAGGGAGAAATGTTATCGCAACATCCCTCCCTACCTAACACTATAAAATATTCATATTACAACAAAAAAAATAAAAATATAAAAACGCAAAGTTGACGTAGACAGACTCGAACTGTCGACTTTCACAATATCAGTGTGACGCTCTAACCAACTGAGCTATACGTCAAGCTGGGAGAGTGGGATTAGAAATAACTTATCT